GACCTACTTAGCTGGGTGGTTGAGTTTTGTCAATCGGTGCCCCTGGAGGGATTCGAACCCATCACCTTTACCGGGCTTAAACCGGTTGCCTCTACCGTTGGACTACAAGGGCGTATTGGTGCTCCAAAGAGGAATTGAACCCCTGTATCCGCGTTACGAAGGCGGCGTAATACCACTATACGACTGGAGCGTCGTTGGATTGGTGCCCCTGGTCGGACTCGAACCGACACTCCGAAGAACTGCGTTTTGAGTGCAGCGCGTCTACCAATTCCACCACAAGGGCATGAGACCGTGGCCCCAAGATATTTAGTCTCAGGGCCACAGTCAAGATCAAAGCTTCAAGATCTGAATCGCCTCAACGGCAACCGTCTCCCGAATCTTCTTCTGGAGTTCTATACGGCGCTCCTCCATATCGGGAAACACCGCGATGGTGTCTTCCCAAGAGAGTGCATCCGCACCATAGACGCGCTTTGCAGCCATCTCAGAGAACTCGATGAACTCCGGGGTTCTAGCCGCGAAGTCTGTATCACATTTCACATAGATCAACACACCACCCTTGTTGGGCGTGATGTTGTCACTGTGGATGTAGGTTTCAATCCTACCAACCATAGCGTTCACCTTAGTTAGAGATCCTGGTGGGTAATGAGCCCACACATCCTAGAGATTCAAGATCGTAACAAACAGACACCGCGTCTGCTTGGTAGTCCCACGAGGAATTGAACCTACGATTTCCCGGTTATCAGCCGAGCGTACTGAGCCATTGTACGATGAGACCATAATGACTGGAGATACTCCAGTGTGATTTGCTTCTGCGTGATGATGAACAGTTGAATACCATGTTGGTTTCGAACCAGTTCAATCTTACCCGCGTCCACTTTAGCCAAGTAGTCGTTCTTCGTATCCAGATACAAATCATAGTCTGGAAGGAAGAAATCAGGATAGTATTTCCTATCCCGATCTCCATCATTATAGGAGAGTGCTTTGGGGCGACACCATAGAATATCATTTTGCGTCATGATATCTGCTAGTTGCGTCTCATAGCTTGATTGTAGCCAGGTTTTGACACCATAGCCGTCTATACGGAATGCACCCTTGGAACGTCCCGCTCGCTCTTTATATCCACCACCCTTTGCCGAGGACTGTCTATGTTTCTCAGAACCCACATAATCAGGAGAACAAAAGCCTGATCCTCCAGTAAGTATAGCGGCTTCTGATTGTGTCCTAGTAACAAGAAATCCTTGCTTTACAAGAGCATTGAATCTAGCCGGTGACATACCTGAAATTTTACAGGTAATCTTAATTGAAAAACCACTGTCATACAGTTCTTGGATCTGTTGGTAGTCATATTTACGTTTACGGTTCATGCCGTATTTAGCAAGCGGAGGGCTCTGCCATTAAGCTATAGGACCATTGAGTTGGCAAGGGTGGCAGGAATTGAACCCGTAGACTACCACTGGCTTAGGTTAAACGTCATCGGGTTTGGAATCCGATCGCCAGTCCCACCCCTATGGGAAATTATTGGTGCGCCTTTAGTTGTGTCGAGGGCAGCTACACCTTTACTCACGAAGTCTCGAGTCCAAGGGGCCCATCTTTCAACCACACCCCAGGCCTTCGTAAGATCTATTTGGCAAGGGTGGAGGGAATCGAACCCCCATGCTCGGTTTTGGAGACCGGTGTATAGGCCACTTTACTACACCCCTATAACGCACGGGAGGCCGTTGCTACAGGGTCACCCCATGAGACTGCCGCCTTGATCCCGCCGTATTGTGGGCAGAGTTAAAGTCCCCTGCCAGGACTGGAGCCGTGAACCAAGATTCAAGGCGCTCCACCACTTGGTTTACGTCCAAGAACGTCGGGAATGATTTCTCATCCTCGCCACTCGGTTTAAGTCCGAGAACTAAACACATCTTATAGTGAACAGAACTACTAGTCAATATGTTGGTCAGGGTACCAGGTAACGCTCCTGGCCTGCCACGTTCCAAGCGTGACCTCTTCACTTGCCGATCCTACCCTGATGATAGGTTGTCTTACCCAGCTGATCCTACCCCGATGAGCTGATTATATTGGTGGACCCTAAGGGAATCGAACCCTTATCTACGCCGTGCGAAAGCGTCGTTTTACCATTACCACTAAGGGCCCATTGTGGGGATCACTCCCCGTTTAGTTCTGATTCTAGAAAATCAGCTGCCCTTCGAAGTTGAAGGATGGCATCTTCTTTAGTCAATCTAAGGCAGTCATTGACTGAATCGGTGAGTAGGCTATTGCCACAATCTAGTCTGAGCTCAATCATGCCAAGATATTGTTCATCATCTGATGGCCATCCACCACTTCTGAACATGATTTTCAAATCATAGTCATTTTTGATTGTGCTAAACTGATGTTCTGTGACTTCAACTTTTTCAAAGATCATTTCTTCGGGTTCCTATCTTTCGACCACGAATCCAACCTTCCGGGATATCACCCTTGGTTTTACAGGATTCTCCAGTAGTCTCATTATAGATCCAGAAGGAGCCGAATTGCGAATTGTTCTTTCCTAAACCATGAGCAGTTTTAGCCTGCCGCATCTTTTCTAGTGTCTCAGCACTATGGGTCTTACCCAGGAAACCTTGATGGCCGCGCATGGACTTGGACATTCTGTCCAAGTATCTCTGCCTCCACTCTGGATCAGTAGCATGGAGGATTTCCTTCCTCCCGTTACCTTTGATGCTTAACGCCTTGGCATTGTCCTTTGTGAAGTTGGGAACCCCATTAAGGTGTAGATTGTGTTGGTGAATGAAGCCAAAGCCACCGGTACCACCCTCTTTTAGGTTGTAGGTATCTGCTCTAGATACAAAGTCTTCATTGACCAGTTGAGCTTCCATAAGGAACATCTCTTCTGGTGAGCTGAAGACAAACAGAATCTCTTTGGTGAAGTTTGACGTGCCATATTTCTCTTGGGCCATCTTCAAGATGGAACCAGATCCCATATAGTTGTCATTTACATCAGCAGTCTTATGGGCGCCGATGTAGATTTTACCATTCACCGTGTTGGTGATTTTATAGACCAAGTAGAACATACTCTATTTAGTTCGATACTTAGTCAGTGGTCAGGGTAGCTGGAATCGAACCAGCACTCGCACCGTCCGAGGGTTCGCGACTACCACTATCTTACACCCTGATGATGTATTGGGCGTACGAGCACCCCCTTCGCCCTAGTAGCTTGCTAGGGTTGACCGGGATTAGACCGAGGTTCCGGACGATGGTTTCGTTCTCGGTCGGCTCGTACGTTGGCGGATGGCTGAGTACTCGAAACCCATGCCTTTCGGCACCCACTGTTTAGCAAACAGGTACGGGGACCTCCCCGTTTAACCATCCAAGGTTTAGTGGACCAGTGGGGATTTGAACCCGCATGGGAGAGCTACTCCCGTCTCCATACCTCCACCGACTTTCACGGTAAGTGGATCTAAGTCCACAGGGTTCTGGCCCATTTATTGGCGGAGAGCTGAGATGTCGATTCCCATGCCGTTCTACGGGCACACACTGTTTTCGAGGCAGGTGCAGAGGCCGCTCTGCTTAACTCTCCATGAGTTGGCGGACAGCAGTGGTCTCGATCCACAAGCCCGGTAAAGGGCTCCAGACGCTTTCCAGGCGCCGCCAGGTCCCACCTGGTCTACTATCCAATAAAACGGGCAAGTGGTAGCAAGGACGTTTTTCGCTGTTCTACCATTAAACTAACCCCCGGAGGTCTAACGTGTTGGTCGGGGGTGGGAGAATCGAACTCCCGCCATCGGCTTCATATGCAATAACCCTTACAAATCGGCCCGTTTAGCAGTTCTGAGAGGATTCGAACCTCTGGCCCTTCCCAGCGTAGCGATACACAGGAATGCTCTGGCCACTGAGCTACAGAACTAAAGACTTAGAGCAAGTGGAGAACCGGACGTTGCCAGCCATCCAAGGACCAAGGCGTGAGCCCCGGCAAGGGAATCGAACCCTCCATCGCTTTTTCACAGAAAGATAACCCGAATCAATCGGCTCTAAGTTGGCCCCCTCGACGAGAATTGAACTCGCCCGCATCCGCCTGACAAGCGGCTCCCGTCACCAGCTGGGTCCGAGGGGATTGTTTAACTGTATGGCGCAAGCCCTAGGGACTTACGGCCACTACCTCTATTTTTACCACCGAATGTGGCAGATTGACTATCACAGTTGGGACAGACCAATCTCAAGTTTGATGGATCATTATTGGTTGCACACCCATCAATGTGGTCGACCCAAAATCGGATTGCTTTGCCCATCCAGTCTTGAATATTACAACTCTCACACTTGTTACCACGACGGGTAACAAGTATTTGGTAGATTGATGGCCGACTTGTTAACTGGCCAGTATCGAAGAGCGCGTCGTCTCGTTCTCTAGTCATCTTCACCCTGTTAGAGTGAGCACAGTCTGTAGAACAAAACTTGTGGGAGGTGGAGTAGCCTCTCCAAGAGAAAGACTTCTCACAAAACCCACAAACAAAGGTTGAATCCTTGACGCCTCGAAAGTTCATTTCCAGAGTAAAGCATTACTGCTTCGATGGCGTCTATATTATTGGCTCCTAGCCTCAGATTCGAACTGAGCTCAATCTCCGTTAACAGCGGAGCGCCATCACCAAGATGACTAGCTAGGAAAAGCGGGTGGGGTACCATCCCCACCCGACTAATGGGCTCACTAACGTAGAGTGCCATCATACCCGTGCCGACCCCCTTTGCATCAAGGGGATGAAATTCCTCCACTACCGATTGCCGGAGTCATGCAGGGCCACGTTTCCCGTGTGGCGGGAGTATGCTTTGGTTACTGCATACCAGAGTATTAGATCGGAGGACCAGTTTCCTAGTCCTCAATCTTGTGTTCCTCGATGGAGTACCAATAGTCAGCCCCACCAGTTTCCTGGTAGTACCAACAATCGGACTCGTTTTCACGATCCACCATCACATACTCGGGTTGATACGAGTAGCGATTTTTATTCAGTTCCACGAACTGAGCTTTGACTTCCGCCAACGCTCAGTTCGTGGAAGCATGAATCGAAACAATCTCCGCTCCACCACCTTCGTAGTGTTGCCAGTTATTGTGCAGAACCACATATACCTTCATCGTCTTATCTCCTTCTGTTGCTAGAAACAGCTACAGGGAGGGACTAGTTGGTAGAATCAATGTAACACCCTGTCTCCAGAGTGTCAACAAGTTTGGCGACGCATGTGGGGATCGAACCCACCACTCCGGATTGAAAGCCCAGTATTTTCACCCTATAAACTAATGCGCCATATTCAACTACTGGGGAGGTCCACATTCCCCTCCGAGACCGCCACAGGTTTCCCTGGCTCCAAACAAAGCGGGAGCGTCTCTAAAGCACCACCTCCGTGAGGTAGTAGTTGGTGACCCATAGGGGAATCGAACCCCTGCTGACGCCGTGAGAGGGCGGTATTCTACCATTAAACTAATGGGCCAAAGAATATCAGTTGGTGGACTGTAGGGGAATCGAACCCCTGCTAAGACAATGCCATTGTCCCGTGCTACCGTTATCACTAACAGCCCATTATGCTCCAAGGCCGGTTTCCTCACCCGGCTCCTAGACTACCTCGGCTCCAAACGCCGCAAGTCCGCTCATCTAAACTGCCTCCCACGTCGTCCGTTTGCAACCGGACTAGGAAGGGTCATTTACAAGGAGTATCTTCAATCGGTGGGTTTCCACACTCCCACTCCGGACTCATCCGCTACACGCGGTAAGCCCTCTAGCGCCAAGCTCACGTCACGAGCCCTAGGGCCTGTGGGTGTCTCCGATTAAGCGGTTCCACTAGGGATCGAACCTAGATTTTCGGTTTCGCTAAATACAACATGAAATACTGTATCACTTGTGCCAAACCAATTCCCAACAAGAACAAATTCTGTTCTTGTTCATGCGCCGCTGTATTCAATAATACAAACAGAGCACCTAGAACCATTAGTAGCAAATCAAAAACTTCTGAATCTTTGAAGGGTAGATCCTTTATTCGGAAACAACCCACCAAGTATCAACACACCAAAATAAAACGATCCAACTGTTCGTTTTGCTCTAATCAATTCTGGAGTCAACGAACTGACAGTGGATGGTATGGTCTTCTATGTTCTGACCAATGCTTTATTTCGTCAAAGCGTAAGAACGCATCAGGTGTCAAGAAACAAGAATACGAGGGAGAGATGTTTGATTCAGGATGGGAAGTCATTGTTGCTAAGTGGCTCAATGAGCATTCCATAAGTTGGCTTCGACCCACTGATGCAATCGTTTGGTATGACCAAAAAGGCAAACCACACAAATACTTTGCAGATTTCTATCTACCAGAATTCAATCTCTACCTTGATCCTAAGAACAGGATCGTAGTTGAAAAACAACAAGAGAAACTTGATGCACTCGTAGGATCAGTTGACCTAATCTACGGTACTCCTCAAGAAATCTTTGATGCAGTTGGCACCCACGTCAGGAGTCGAACCTGAACATCAAGCCTTCGCAGGGCCTGTGCCGCAATCCCTCGGCGCGGGTATTTAATTGGCGTCTCCGGCCTGAGTCGAACAGGCTTCTCTTCCTTCGCAGGGAACAGACTAGATCCACTAGCGGAGACAATATGGTTGGAGACCCTGTCGAGAGTCGAACTCGATACCTGACGTTCGAAGCGTCGGGGCCAAAATCCGTTGGCAAGGTCGGGGTATGAAATCCATCATCAGAGGCATATGAAATGCTTGGCGCTTCTGGAAGGAGTCGAACCCTCGCATTTCGGATTAGAAGTCCAAATGCCGGAATCCGCCGGCAGAAGCATGTTGGTGACGCATACGAGTATCGATCTCGTTTCCCCGCTGTGAAAGAGCGGTATTCTAGCCAGTGAACTAATGCGCCATGGTAACGAGCAAGTAAATGACGGTGGGTGTTTATCAGCAAAAGATAACCCATTGTCTTCGGCTCGTTGGTGGAATATAAGGGAATCGAACCCTTCAGACAATCAGTTTGCAAAACTAATCCGCTTAACCCAGAGCATACCCCGTTTCATTAACGATATTGCAGCCAAGCACGAAGGGGAGTCGAACCCGATCGTTTAGGGCATCGAACCCCGCTTCACGTTAACCACCCACCCTGGGTGCCACCTCAAAGGGTGGATTTTGGTATTGGTGCACCTAGGTGGACTCGAACCACCGACACACGCATTTTCAGTGCGTTGCTCTACCAACTGAGCTACAGGTACATGGCCGAGAGGGAAGGTTTCGAGCCTACATCTGACGTTCTCACACGCCCATTTTACCAGTCCGCTTGGTGTCGACCCCGTCGCGTCCTTAAACTACCTCTCGATGTAGTTGGTGTAAAGGGTTGGATTTGAACCAACATCTCCGGGTCCTCCCCGTTGTGTTATCCCGTCCGTGATCCCCTGCAGAGTTTTCCGGTCCCCTGCATCCTAGCACGTCCTCACACTACCTTCACATAGGCAGGGGATTAGATCCCCGGCCGGTCCTTGTTCTCGTTCATGCGCCGATTCATTTCTTCAATCTCGGCGCGCTTCTCGAGTTCCGTCTTGGGCTTGACCCGCGACGCTTCATACTGGGCGATCTCTTCCTTGCTCAGCTTGGACTCAACGTCAGTGCGGATGATGACCAGCCGGTCAATCTCGCGTTGCAGGCGCGCCACGTCCAGGTCGAGGATCTCGACTTGGTCCTTGGGGCAGATCGTCTTGCGATATTCGATCGCAACTTGCTGGGACTTCAGTCCGGCAATCGTGCCGTCGGCGTGCGCGAGAAAACCTTGTTGCTGGTTCATGTGGTGCTCCTGTTAAAAAAGCACTCTATGTTGCCAACTAGAAACGCGCAACCATTATAATCGGTAACCTGCCCCTTCCAGGTAATGAGCTACTTGTTCCTTACGAACTGGCCGCCCGGCGCTGCGAGGTCCCAACGCTCCACAGTGCAGAACGTCTCCATATTTTACGAGCCTAGGGCGTAAGTAGGCTCCGTCCTCCTAGGAGAACTTGGTGTGTAGTCTAGGGATCGAACCTAGTTCTTTGGGGTTTCAAGCCAATGTGAGCTCCAGCTTCACCAACTACACATATTCCTTTGCAATGGGTATCCACACCCCACTCCGCCTCTCCTATGCTACTAGGGGTTCTTGGCCCCCGCCGTGAAGCTGTTCACAGTTCTCGGGATAGACTGTCCCGCGCATTAAAGGCCTCTCGCTCAGGGTTTGCAGCCCTGCTTCGTACAACGTCTTTGGAGCGGCATATGGGAATCGAACCCATCTTCTCACCATGGCAAGGTGATGCAATCAACCAATATACTAATGCCGCATTGTGTTGGAGCGAATAAGGGGATTCGAACCCCTATCGGAGCGTTGGCAACGCTCTGCTCTACCCTTGAGCTATATTCGCATAAACTTGGTCCTGGCACTAGGATTCGAACCTAGCCATCCGGCTCCACAAACCAGCGCCTCCACCGCAAAGACTTTGCCAGGATAAAGTTGGAGCGTCTAGAGAGGATCGAACCCTGCTAGCCATTCCTTGGAGCATCTGGTGGGAATCGAACCCACATCTTCTGGTTGGAAGCCAAACATAATAGCCACTATACTACAGATGCAATGTATGACCAGGACAGTTGACTCTTAGACAACACCAACACCCGTATGTCATTTTGTAACATCACTCGGTTGATCTTATCACTATCTATCTTGATCAGGTAGTCGTTTTTGGGATCTAGATAAATCCCGTAGTCTGGAAGGAAGAAGTCTGGTGTGTAGTGTCTACGCCTACCAGTGTCATCAGTCCAGTAGAAACGCTTGGGACGCACCCAAGCAATACCCTCACCATCAAGTTCTTGTGCAAGTGCAAGCTCGTATGAGCTCTCCAACACAACGCCCTTGTAGGGGAAAGTTTTACGGTAGTTCTTGCCACCAAATTCTCTGTCGGAAGCAATCTTACTCAACTTGTCTTTGGTGACCTGAGAATGAGGTGGACGGGTTGTTGAACCAACCGTCGCCGCCTCACTTCTGGATCGAGTAACAAAATCACCACGTTTTGCCGCGAGGAACAAAGTTTTACCTGACATTCCAAATTGCTTGGCAGTTTTTCCGCTACTGTTACCAGTATCGTAAAAAGCTTGGATCTCGGGCCAATTAAATATCTTCTTGATCATACTCTATTTAGTTGACCAAGGCAGTGGCTCTACCATTGAGCTATAGACGCATGATATTGGTACTGTTGTTCGGAGTCGAACCGAAACCACCTGGGACACAACCAAGCGTGAGAGCCACCCCACAACAGCATAGTGAGGAACCGTAGATGCGGTCACTTTCGTGATCCCGGTGTGGGGTGCCTAATCCCCTAAATCCTCTAAGGCCTATTGGCTGGGGAACCACGTATCGAACGTGATCCAACTGATTCAAAGTCAGTTATGCTACCTTTACACCATTCCCCAATGAATGACTAGTTGGCTGGAGATCTAGGGTTCGAACCTAGGACAAACGCTTCAGAGGCGTCGATGTTACCGTTTACACCAATCTCCAATAATCATTCTTCTATGAATTGCTTCACAAGAAGGATGAGCGGCTTTGGATCTTTGTAGAAATCCTTCCACCGTATTCTAAATACTTTCCAGCCGTTTGTGGCGAGGAAAGCATCTTTTCGACAGTCACGATCAATCGCTTCTTGCGAAGCAAAATGTTGTTCACCGTCAATCTCAATGCACTTCTTCAAGTGCAACCAGGCAAAATCTAAGGAGAAGGATCCAAATGGATGTTCCGCCTCGTAGCGTTTGTCTGTAAACTCGTTTTCGATCACTTCCTTGAAGAAGGTCTCCGGATATGATGGCTTCCCGATCTTCCGATTTGACCTACCAAGAGTTGGATATGTTCCATTAGCAAGCCGACGTTCCATGTGAGTTCTAAGCACACCACGTTGAGCTTCGCTGAAGGTTCTAGGATACTTTGCATTGGATACTACCAATGCAGCTGACTTGTCCCTGGTTACAAACCCGTGACTAGCTTTTAACCTCATCAATGTTCTACTTGAAATACCAAACTCTTTGGCAGTTGCCGCAACACTATGACCTTCATCATAGTATTTCTGCAGGTCTTCAAGGACCAATGATTTGTTTTTGAGCTGTATGATCATACTGTATTTAGTGCGGTATGTTACCAGCTACACTAATCTCCATCAGCTTTGGTGCCCGCGAGAGGATTCGAACCTCCAGAATTCACGGTCTAAGCGTGACACGTTTACCAGTTACGTCACGCGGGCATGTTGGAGGCTAGTCCGGGTTACGATCCCGGCAACAAGACCTTATGAGAGTCTCGCGTACCCAGTACCCTAGCCATTTGATTTTATTGGCACACCAGTGAGGTTACGATCCCCCTACCAGGAGATTAAAAGCCTCCCGCCATACCCATATGACTCTCGGTTACTGGTGCATATTGGTGGGAAGGTGCGGTTACGATCCACTCCCCGAAAGAGCAGTTTTACAGACTGCCTGCCGAAACCATCGGCTTTACCTTCCCGTTAGTGCCTAGCAGAGCTAGGTCTTTGGTGAACCTGGTCGGGGTCGAACCGACAACCTAGGGCTTAAGAGGCCCCCGCAACTACCAATTGTGCTACAGGTCCGTGATGTTGGAGGACTAGGAGGGGATCGAACCCTCGACGGGCACATTAAGAGTGTGCTTCCCCACCATGGGGACCCCAGTCCAGTATTTGGTAGCCCGTCAGGGAATCGAACCCTGTGACGCCGATCTTGTAAGGATCAGCCGCGACTCCATCGCGCGAGCCATGAATGACTTGTTGGTGCCCGCAGTGAGAATCGAACTCACCTAACCCTGCGTGTCGAGCAGGTGACCTCTCCAGAAGAACGATACGGGCAGAGAAGTTGGCACCACTGACGGGAATCGAACCCGCCTCATTCCCGTGACAGGGGAGTCGCCTCACCAGATGCGTACAGTGGTATAAAGCTGGTTGTCATCTCCAGCTTGGAATGGGAGCGGGTGTAGTGCTCGCAACTACCAGATATCCAGCTTATGAGGCTGGCGACTAACTGTCTTGTCCTACCCGCGACTTGTCCAGTGTTCTCAAACGAGCTTCTCGCAGCTTCTGTTTGGTTTCTTCACTGTGTTTCTTACCGGTCATTGACTTGGCTATCTTAGCCTTAACCTCTTCCGAGGTCTGTTGACCAGTTTTACTTTTGTTACCCTTGCTCTTCTCCGAAAGCTTTGCTCGGGTCTCTTCGGACACCGAGGCGGCTTGCTTTCCTGTTAAGCTCTGGCTAATTCGTTCTTTGGTTTCCGATGAATGTTGTCGCCCTTTGAAGTGAGGACCACCTTCACCACCAACTGCCATGTTATAGGATGCTGGATCATTAACCAACTCTAGGGTAATGAGATCGCGCTCCTTGGCATTCATTTCCTCTTCTGAGTCAAACTCGAAGAGTATCTCTTTGGTGAAGTTCTCTTTACCGTGAAGCTTGATGGCACTCTTCAGTGCCCGCCCCGAACCAAAATATCCATCAAGTGGATTAGAGGTTTGGTGCTTCCCGATATAGAACTTACCGTTGAGCAAATTCGTGATTTTGTAAATGGTATATCGCATACCAGTATTTAGCGGAGACCTGGCAGGAACCACCTCCTGTCGACCGCGCATAAATGTTGGCTCCTGTTGCTGGGTTCGAACCAGCCTATTCCGGTTAACAGCCGGACGCCCTCACCAAGATGACTAAACAGGAATAAAAGGTGAATGTTGGCTCCCAATGTAGGACTCGAACCTACAACATCGACATTAACAGTGTCGCTCCCCTACCGACAGGGACCAATGGGAATGAAAGAGTTGGTGCAATCAGCGGGATCTTCCCCCGCACTTCCAGCCCAGGGCCGGCGTTCTCTGAAATTGAACTATGATCACGTGTTGGTGCGGCTGAGTGGATTCGAACCACCACGCCCGAAGGCACTGCATTCTGAGTGCAGCAAGTCTACCAGTTTCATCACAACCGCATATTGTGTTGGTACTTCTGCCAGGAATCGAACCTGAATCTACGAGTTATCAGCTCGTTGCACTAGCCATTGTGCTACAGAAGCATATCGTCCAGGACTTATGAGTGCCGCTCAGCCTGGATATAAATCTTGGTCAGCGTAGCAGGATTTGAACCTGCGATCTCCACCTTCCCGAGGTGGCAGGGACTCCAGACTCCCCTACACGCTGAAAACTTTGGCCTTTTTTATTGATAAGCGGAATATGTTGTCTAGCACTTTAGACGGATCCGCTTGCGAGAGGTTTCCCTCTCACTGCCCACGGTGGATTCAATACATCCACCTATTTTTACTCCCCATCACCTGGGTTTCATCCTCGGCACCGCCCATTCGGGTTTATTTTGAGTGGCTATCCCGCAGTCTCGTTCCGCGTTTACCACTGCTGGTTTAAGTCCAGCAACTGCTCCTTGGGACCTAAGTCCTTCGGAATTCTATTTTAGCATACTTCTAAAACACTGTCAACTAACTTTTTAAGTTTTCCGCATTTTATTTTCTGCCCCGTTACCGTCGGGTCCAGATGCAAGAAGCCCCGGGACCTTTCGGTGCCCGGGGCGTTTACTACTAGAAGTGTTTTGCTTAAAGTTACCTCTTAGCAAGAACCTCCAGGAGAACCCCGGGTGCCTGTATCGCTGACCAGCTGTGTAGGCTGATTTTGATACAAGGCGGACGGCATAATCACATTATGTTCGCATCCGCCGCGCTCAGCCGACCAGCCGCGACGGTTTGCACCGGCGAGCTTTTTGCTAAAGAGGGTGGACGAGTCGAACATAGTAGATTACGAATCCTTAGGTTGTCCGCGCCGGAATGGCTTGGACTGTTATTTCTATTTATACCAAACGGATGATACGTCAACCGTTTAATTCAACTTTTCTACAGAAACTTTTCTGCGTCCAAGTCCGCCGGGCGTCTCCGTCCGACTACTGATCCATAATGCACTACCGTGTGTGGCGTTGCAATATGTTTCTGAATTCTTTGAAAACCACTAGGGCTCTCATTATATGGCGATAGCCCGGCGTGGCCACGCCGGGCTATCTATCTCCGCCCGAAAGCAGGAGTGGGCCAAGAGACGCATCTCTTGGCGTGGAACCTAAGTGGAGAATAACGGATTCGAACCGATGACATCCAGTATTGGTGGAGACTAGGGGAATCGAACCCCTACATCCAGAATGCAAATCTGGCGTGCTACCGTTATCACTAAGTCCCCGGTGTGTTCCTATTTATCCAACGTAACTGAGTACGGCAGCCCACGTCAACTGTTCTTTTGTAAGAACCAGAACTCTTATGTCATTCTGCTCCTGGACCAATTCAATTTTCCTAGCGTGGAGAGGAATCAAACCCTTGTGTTTGGGATCGAGATACACATTATAATGGGGAAGGTAGAAATCCGGCGTATAATGGTGATCCACACCCGAATCATCAATCCATTTGAAGCGGCCAGGGCGAGACCATTTTACACCCGCAGCATCTAGATTCTGTGCCATCTCTAGCTCGTAAGATGAATCTAAAACCACACCCTTGTATTCTATCTTGTGACTGTTCCGTTGACCACCCAACCCACGTTCTTTGGCTCGACGGGATTGTGCCTGACAGAATTCATCGGTGTGAACTTGTTTGGGACGGCTGGCGGCCGCTCTCACAGAACCTTCCTTCTGTGATCTAGTTTTGAACAATCCAAGCTTCGCAGCTTTGTTCAAGCTAGTGGGAGTCGTCTTGAATTTCTCGATGATTCCTTGCCATGATATTCCTGAATCGTATGCTGATTGAATCCCAACCCAGTCAAAGTCTTTTAGGAACACTCGTTTCATGTTCCTATTTATCTAAATCTACCACTCTACCTATTCTGGATAAATATCCTGAACCCTAGGAGACACCATGGCCAATTCAGATAAGATTAACAGAGCACTAGCTCTTCTCGAGAATGCTTTCAACCAAGTAGTCTTGGAATTCGGCGATGACGAAGAATTCGAGGGTGAGGGCTTGACCACGGAAGAGGTCACCATGGCCATTCGTGAACTTCTACAAGGCTATCAGTACGGCGAGAACGATATCAATGTCTCGCGTGTGGGCCACGTCGATGGTAGCAGCGGCATGAACTACATCAACATCGATCTCCAAGATGGTTCGGAGTATCAGGTCCAGGTTCACCTCAAGGCCCGTCCCCGTCAAATGGAAACGGTTGCCGAGAACGTTGATGCTCGCGAATGGCAGATGGCTGTCGCCAACGTAGCGATGTCCTACGAGGGCATTGATGCGCTATATAGTGAAGATGACATGCTGGATTTCGTTTCCGGTCTAGACAGCCGCGGTGAAATCAATGTCTCGATGGATGCCGAAGAAGCGGGCACTAAGGTTGCCCAGATGATCCTTCAGGCCTAAGCCGTTGGGCGGTCTCCCAGGCCCAGTCTTGATCAGGAACATTCCACCAGCCCACTGGGTATAATCCAGTGGGCTGTCCCTTGAATGTCGAGGCATCAATGACATCGCCTTGGCCAGTAAGTTGCCACCATACATTATAGCGGTCGCTTGCTGGCTTATCGGTTTCAGTGCGAGGATAGCGGGCCAGTGCCAACCAGCCATTACTGAGTAGCAACATGATCTGCCTCCCGTCTCTGGGAGCCAGCAACATGTCACGGGGTTCACCCCATTCAAGCAAGGCTGAATTCTTCCTTGAGTTGCTGGGCTGTGGCCAGTCCGCTGTCCTGGAAGAAGCCATCCCGCAACGCGGTCATCACCAGGTTGTTACCCGGCATGTAACCCACTCGGTCCAATAGATCAGTGAAGATCTTCATCTCGTCACCGTTGTAGCCACCAGCACTCTTGGGGTCCACACGATCCTTGCCCCGAGTCATGTGGGTCATTGAGTCGCGCCACATCGAATCCAGGAGGTCATCGTGTTGATCCCACACGCGGTACATGACCAACTTCCACTTGTCAGCTGAGCAGGCGAGCTTAATAAGCCGGAGCCACCAAGGCATCAACATCAATCCCTTCTCGATCAACTCGAGGGTGATGACTTGCTTCTGCTGTTTGGATAGCACCCGATCGAGGTCCCTAGCTAGAAGGTCCAGCGAGACTCGATGGCGATAGTTAACGACGTTTGCTGATCTGGCTTGCATGGTGCCAATGTATGCGAAAAGCAGCTTCAGAGCAAGCCATTAAATACTGTGATAAATACCCACATGAGAGCACTAGAAATCATGCCGGAGAGTTGGTGGAAAGATCTACCAGTGAACTGCCTAGCCGTTATGGGCTACAACGCGGACGAGGAAGTAGCCTCGGATTCCACGGAAAGCATCGAGACTGACATCAAGAACCTTCGTCGTGAAAAGAAGGGCTTATGATTGCTTTTCTTGTCGTCTGGCCTCGGCTCTGGCGGTCGCTTCTCGTCCCGTCTTCGCGAAGTGGCATCGTTGACACAACGTCTGTAGATTCGGCAACTTCCAAAACTTGAGATCACCGAGCGACTCAATCAGAGGCTTGATGTGGTCCATATGCCAGACGTCCTTGCCCTTACGGGCACATTGATGTCCACATGATGCACAGACACCACGGTCACGCTTGAAGACTGCGCGGCGGGTTACACCCGGCCAGTGAATCAACTTGTACTCATTCACACATTTGGGATGCCAAGACGCTCTCACGTTTGGCTTACCAGTTTTCCCCAGGATGGGATTGTTGCACCAGCGACAAGTGCCCTTGGGGGCAGAGTCATAGCTAGTGGGTTTAGGTGGTATCCTATGGTCCATCCTATATTTAGAGGATGGAAGATTCCGCTTGAGTTCATACCACCAGCGGAAAAGCTGCCATATTAGGCCCAGGTGTGAACTGGTCGCTTTACGAGTATCACCTTGCTTTCGGGTGATAAGGATCATCAGTCCAGCGTGAGTCTCTGGAGTTTGTTTCTCTTGATGCGGATGCTTACCTGATGGCCTCGCTTACCATTAGGCTCTTTGATCCGTACAGAAACAAATGCCCAACCGAAACTGTCCAGTTCTTTGATTCGACCTGACCAATTGTCCCAAGTCACGTAGTCACCCACGTGGAGGCCTAGGTGCTCCTCTGGTTCCTTGCGGCCCGCGTCATAATAATGTGTACCACCCTGTGCCCGTAAAATGCTCTGGGCGACACTCACGGCCTGGTTGTATGCCATACTGGCACTGACATCGGCCATTTGTCTGACATCGGCGGCATGACGCCTTGTGAGTTCCTCGAGGCTGTACCAGGTATAGTCAGCAACCAACAAGGGAACCGCAGCAACACCGCGTGGGGCGTGAAGTGTCTCACCCTGCAGGATTGAACGAGCAGTATCCAGCCGACTCATAGGGTGATCTTCACGAAGCGGCCAGGAGTCTCCCACTCGGATTTGGTCCGGCATCCCGGAGCGCGTTCGTGTGGGTGGATGTGCTCGTAGTTGACGACTGTGATATCCGTGTCATGAACCAGACGCTCATCCTGTTTGCGGTAGATGCCACCCTTTTTGTGCAGGTAGAGGTCATGCTCTTTCAGTACGAATGACCAGCACGCCATGATCGCCGTATCTCGGCTTGGGAAACCTTTGTTTCCCAATCGTGTGTAGTTGATCTCTCTACCCTTGCTGCGGTCGACCACCATCCAGCTATCATCGAGGCGGCGTTCGATACCCCAACCCAGCACATTGCAGACAGCGATTTGTCGCTCTGTGTCGATCATTCTAGGCGGCCGTGATCGGAGTCGTGATACCAGCCTCTACCACACCTGGCCAAGCCATTTCAGCCGTGATGTTGGCCGCACGGAGCACCGCATAGGCCTGGATGATAGCAGCCGAGATGGCCACCTCCGACTGCTCAAGCATGGCGTGACGTGCCACCTCTGCGAGTTCAGCGTAGATTACGTCGTCCATATTCAGCTCTCCGGAATGTATTCTGTGATGCCCAGGTAATCCTTGACATTGTCACCGACCTCGATGTCTTCCCAGACATCTTCCTCACCACGCTCCAACCAAAGGCTGGGGTTGGCTTCGCCTGAGGTCTCGACTTTGAACAGAAGCCCACGCGACTCGTGACCGGCGAAGCGTTGCATCTTCACACGGTTGCCTTTGCTGCCGCCGAGCAGTCCCTTGTTCTTTTCGTCGTTCCAATAGCCGCGCTCCTTGAGTACGTCCTCGGGGATGATGGCGTTCTCGGGAACGTAGACGCAGACTTCGCCCTCGGTCCAACGGAAGCTGCCGTCCTCGAGGCGGTTGGCCACCACTTCATGGCCATCCACGGTTACGATGCTCAAGCTGTCGCCATGTGGCCTGATAGCTTGAACCGTCGTTATGAGTACCTGCATTGCGTTTTGTTCTCCCAAGAAGTCTCGAATTGGTATTCAACCATTCCTGAAAGCATATACGCAAAAGACAAGATCGCAACCAGTAAGAACTGCATCACCGTTCATTGCTTCGTCTTTCAATCGCTTCGGAACGATCCATCACCACTTCATCACAATCAAAGAGATCCATTTGATCGGGTAGGTATTTGCTCCTACGATATTCCATGACTCGAAGCTTTTCATTGGCGATTAGGAGAAGCTGTCGCCAGTATTTGCAGATCCTCGGAACACCCTTGGCGTCGGGAACCAACCACCATTTGACCTGCAGGTCGGTTAGGCGACCCTTCTCGGTATAATACCTAGCCATACTCTCACCACGCTCGGCCTCCTGCCCGGCAAAACCGCAGGGTTCCCGTGTGATTTCAATCGTGTGTCTAAGGTGACGCCGAGAGGCAACAGCCACGAGAGCCCTACCAATCGTGTGCATCCTCTGTCGATCCTGCCTGTCGTTCTTTGGATCGTCGGGACGAGTGAGGATATTCCAAATATCCTCCCTGGTATATTTTTGGATCATGCAGTCATTTTAGTGACAACTGAATAGCCGTCAACTTGTAGACTGGGAAGAATGGTTGGCCACCAATCATAAAGCTCTTGTGCTGATACCGTGGCTAGATCATTGGTTTTGAGGTCTCGCAACCAATAGACTTGAACACGAGCACGAGGGCGACGACCCAAAACCTCATAGGCTCGATTGTTCAGACCCACGATGCGTTCTCCCACAGCATCACTGGGAAGGAGATCAAGTTCAAAGCTCAATCCTGGGCAACCCAACTGGTAGTATTCCAGCTTGTGATTAATGAATTCTTTGCGCATCTTACGATAGATGTTTTGAAAGAAGTCACCATGATTGGCTTCCCACAAACCCAGGTCCCCATATCTGGCACTTTTACCGCTTGCTTGGAAGCGGCTAGGCCAATAGGGAAGGAGATGTTGAATTGCGTGACTGACCTCATGGGCGATCAGGGCTTCCAGGTTCACCCTCCAATCGGGGTGGATGAAACTGCCGATCTCTAGATCACCACCAAAGGCCACATATTCATAGTGACCTCTGGACTTCAATGCGGTGAATTGATGAAGATGCAGAGAGATAACGGCGTGTTGTTTGCCGTCCCTGAATCCACGACCACCCTTACTCCGGTAGTAGTTATTCTGAAATGTGATGTAGAGATCCATGGGATCAAAACTCGTGAACCCAAACTCCTTACAGGCCCACTCAGTCATCCGTTCAACGGCCTGGCGTGCGTGGGATTCAACTTCCTGTTTGGTGGGTAGATCTGTCAATCAATGGCCTCCCTACTGAACTGCCAGATTAACACATAGGGAAGATTTGTCTACCGTTTAGCGAGCACCTGGATCCATACCACAACTCTTGACGTAGTCCTCCAGCGCAACCTTGGCATTGTGTAGGTTGTTGGTAAGATCTAGATCTTCGAGGCGCCTCACATCCGTGTCAGCTCGCAGAAGACCATAGAATTGTCGGGCGGATTCTGCGGTATCCTTGCTCAGATATGCGTGAGTGTTATCGTTTCCAAAGTTACTAATGAGGCGATCCAGAGCCACGGTGGCGTTGTTCACAGTCCATTGGTGTTGAGCAACCTCACGCTTCTTCGCATCCAAGGCGGTGATAGTCTTGCTCATCTCACGCATGACTTCCACATCCAGGTCTTTGAAGCCACCGACGTACTTGACACCCGATTTACCCAAGAGGTCGTAGTTGAGTTTGATCCAAACCGCTGTCTTAGGATCTTCGACTTCTAGAAGGTGGCCGTTGAGAGCTCTACTCAAACCATGGTCCTGTAGGATGAGATGCGCCGGATGGGTACCGTGTCCCCAAATCTTCACGGCGCCCTTGGTGGCCTTGCGCAGGGACCGTAAATCAAACTCACCACGGGTGTTGGACTTCTTATACCGATAGTAGGTATAGACGTTGCCGTGCTTGGGGGCCTGGAAGAGGAAGAGGTACATAAGTGCTCCAATCCACTTCATAGTGGATGAGCGGTACCCATGGCGTCATTATTCAAATCGACTAAAGTTTCAGAGCGGACTCTTCATAGGCCCAAAGTCTACGGATCATCTCATAGTCTTTGTGAATCTTCTGTTCTTCAAAAACGGCCTGACCAATCTCTAGGTCGATTTCATTAAGCCTGTATTCTTCAACCTTGTAGCCACGAGATCGCATGTACTCACGCTTTTGCGTAAGTTCTGTGATTCTGGCCCGGTGTTCATAAAGACCTATGTACTTCTGTCGGAGTGTGACGTTGCTCTCAAAGAGTTCATACACCGGAGTAAGACTAGGATGGCTAGAAACGAAGGGGAGAGTTTCCTGCTCCCCTTCGTAAAACCTAGCGATATGATATACCGCGTAGCTCACCGAGCCTTGTAGGCGCGAATAGCCTCGCGGATGACTTCACTGACATCCGCGTAGTCACCACCCTTGACCAGTGCATCAATCTCGTCCCACATCTTGGGAGTGAGGGTGACGTCACGGGTGTTGGAAGTGCGGGTCTCCTCTTGGCCTTCCTGCGTCGGACGCAAGCTTCCATTGCGGATGGCTTCCTCGCGCTCGTTGTCCTCACGCTGTTGACGCAACGCATCCTGAGCAGCCTGGTGTTCCCGACGAGCAGCCTCGGCGTGGTCACTCAGTGAGGGGCGCGAGTGGCCCGGACCAGCAGGGTTGGCCTTGTCACCCTCTTGGTTGATGACCGCATCGCCGCGTCCATCGCCACGCAGGACTTTCTCGAAGTCGTCGGGGTGGAAGGATCGCTTGCCACCCTTGGCCTCTTCGGCGCGCCGATCATAATCCTCTTGGCGTGCCTCTGCCAGTTCAGTGTCGACCTCGCCGCCGGTCTTGGTAGCGCGGATAGTCTCAACATTGATGCTACCATCGGCGTTGTGGGAGACACCGATTTCACGAATCTGCAGATCACCGCCATCGGCACTCGGGGTTTCATCACCCATGATGCCCTTGCGGATCTCATTGTAGTCCGCATCCGGGAGGACCTCAACACCTTCGATGTCGTGTTCAGCCAGGATGTCGATGAGCTCATCAGCGGTCATGCCGTCGAGTTCGCCATACTTGGCATCGGTGGGGTCGATGAGTTCCTTGAGCTGTTCACGCGCCATCGTCTCGCTCATCTTGCCACCCAGGGCATCCTTGAGGCGATCCGTTTTGCGCTGAGCGCGGATAGCGTCGGGGTCTGCGAAGCTGTCACTGGATACCGTACCGGCGGCACGTTGCTTCTTCATCTCGTCCTTCATGGCCTGATCGGCCTGGACTTCTTCTTCAGAACGACGATCGAAGGGATCGACCTTGTCCAGACCCGTACGCTCCTCGATGGTGCGGTTCCGGTCTTCGTCGCTTTCGGTTTCCTCTCGTACCGCTTCCTTGTGACGATGAAGCATGTCAGCCTGTCTGTCACGGGCGGGGTTGCTCTTCTGCTCTACCAACTTCTGTTGTTCGAAGAAGGCGTCACGTTGTGCCTCGTCCTTGTGGAAGATGACATGAACGGGCTTCTTGAAGCCTTTGTAGACCGGCTCCAAGAGATGAGCCATGACCTGGCTGAGAATCTCTTCCTCAAAGAGGCGTTCGTCACCCTCGAGCGCCTGCAGATCCGTGTACCACTTGCCGTACTCCTCGACCGTATCAGCTGCTACCACAAGGGTTGCAATCCGATTATCGACGCTTTCTTTGAGACCGTAAACAGACATGGATGCTCCAATGGAATGATTTCTATCATCCTAGCACCAGGGCTCCTATTGTCAACCTATTTGGTTATCACTCGAACACTAGCCGATAATTGTTGGGGCTATTCTGTCTATTCAAAATGTTGAGATAAATCGTTCGGGCGCTGGGTAGAGAATCCGTGCCTTCCTCGGCATTCAATTCATCAAATATCTCATAGACCAGAGGGGTTCTGTCCAGTTCCACCAAGCCCATGACGGCCGCGATAGTATCATTGAGTGGCTCATATCCCAACCAACATCTGATACTGTGATCCTGACCACCCACTGCATGAATGATTGTGAGTTTGATGCTGCCTAGAATTGGAACGATGAAAGGGTGAATGTGCGTACATCCACTATGAATGACGTAGAGACCATCTTGATCCCTGTCATCTTCTTGGATTATTGATACGCCTTCAGGTAGTGCCATACAGGTATTTATAGTCTCGAGGAACGACGTAGCTTTTGAACTGGTTCAGGATGGTCGATCTTCCGGTGGGGCAAACCGCGCCCCTCGAGACACTCTTACTTATTTGTGGTAAATACACATTAAGCCAGTAGATAACGAGGTTTGGAATGAAGATTTGGCAGTTGTATTCAAGCCTCGATGTGCTTTTTGAAGAGGGCAAGATCGTTCCCAATGTGAATACCACGGTGGATGTTCAACCAGGTGAGACTCAAAGACAAGCTGCCAAAATGGGCTTCGTACTCGATGCCAATGGGTGCCCGCCCACATTCCAAAAGGGTGCCAGACATTTCACCAATGCCAAAGATACCGTCAATGGTGGCGATGACTGGATGGGGCCTGACGGGACCAAACTCAAAGAGAGCATCAACGAGCAGGACATCGAGGAGGTACAAACTATTGAACCCTTCGATCCCAAGCACGACGGTGACAACGACTCCCGTCTGATGCAATGGACCCGAGATGGTATTCCCGCTCAGGTTGGTAAGATCAAGGACTGGACCATACACTGTGAGGATTGGCCCAATTCAAGCACGGATCGTCCTCGATTCTACTTCGTAAACAACGGGCGGCCCGTTGGTAGTGCGAGACTTACCACCATTGATGCACAGACCAACCACTACAAGATTGGCCATATTTGGATCTCACCACTCTTTCAGAGCCGAGGGTATGGCTTCGCCTTCTACGCTTGGCTTCTTGATCAGGGAGTAATCCTAGATGCCGACAGTGTTCAGACACCTGGTAGTCAGGCCATGTGGGCCAAACTAGCTAAGACATACAAGGTCAGGATGACCAAGGATGACTGGGCGAGTGGACCACTCACCGACGTATCGGCAGCGTATTCCGCTGGCGCCGATAGCATCGGCCTCCGCGCCAGCAAGAATTAACGAACGTAGGTAACACTCGTGAAGCCCTCTTCACGGGTGGGGGCGACGTAGTTGTTGGCCATGCTCTTCAGCACAAATTCAGGAATGACCTTACCCGTCTTTTCAGCACGAGTCTTCAGCCGTTCCTTGAGCACGGCGTCAGTGACCACGAACACCACGGCGTGAGCATCGTAGTCCTCGGTCAGGTGCTTCAAGAGTTCACGCCGAGCCTTCACACCCATGTTGGTGCGGTCGATGATGATGTCCCGGCCAGCGTCGACAGCGGCCTTGATGGCATACTTGAAGCGGGTGTTGAACGACTTCATGTCAACCTTGTCCCAAGCCTCCGAATAGGTCAGACCCTTCTCGGCCGCATACTCCTCGATCATGTCATCTGTCGAGACGGTGACGGCATCAGGATTGGTCAACAGGTGCTTGGTGCGCCAGGTGGACTTACCCGAACCAGGTAGACCAACAAGAATGTGCATCGTGGCCATGGAGCCCTCCTAGGTTGTCTTGATGTCAGTATAACTGGAGAACCAGTCTTGTCTACCTAAAGTAGATCGTGGAGCATGTTGTCCATACTGAGTAGGTAGGACTTGCCATACTCGCCATCCTCGAGGGGATGATAGAGTGAATAATGTTGCTCCACCGTGGTTGGCCCAATCCCTAGATTATTCTTCATGGCAGGCCGCATAACCGCACCGATAGCCATGCAGGTAGCCGCCGCGCTATCGGTGTCGCCCTCAAGATCAACCGACCACTTCAATAGGCTACATAGATCATCGTGCATCAGGATGCCAGTGAGCATTGTATTCACCACACTCTTGGCCCGGATGGTGGTCTTGCTCGTCTTGGTTGTGATGTAGTCCCATTCCCTGACATCACTGTTGATCTGCAGGAAATCAATGAGATCCTTTTTCTCACCGAGTTCATATAGGAAGTAGTGAGCTGTCAGGGCCACGACCTGAGCATGAATGGCCGTCTCAGGGCTGTGGGTGGAAATGGCTTGGATCATCGCAGCCAGTTTGAGTTCACGGATGTCTCCAATGAAACCCAGGGGAGCCACACCCATGAGACTTCCGTTGGAGACCGCAGTACGATCTAGATCCAGTAGAAACTCTTTGGCGTTGGGATGAGCCTTCAAGTACTCCTGATAGCGTCTAGAATAGCCCTCACGGGGGTCACGCTGGTAGGCATTGACATAGGCTTCCGCGTAGGCCCTCACATCGAGATAGCTGCCAGCGAGCACCACTTCGGCATTGGCGAGCGCCCTCTGGGTGTCGTCGGTGTACATGCCTGGTAGGAGTTCTGCGTAAGTGGGATGCTGGTACATCTGCGAGAGGTCGTTGGGGCCTGGCCAGTTCTCCCGGTCCACGAACTCAAAGCCAATGCCATAGGCATCGCCAACTGCCATCTCAACGAGCATTAGTCTTCCAGATCCACTTCGTATTCCACGCCGCAGTCATCGAAGTAGCGGACGTAGTAGGCCTGACATCTTGCCTTGAACTGGTGATCCGCTGTCACATCACCGGGCCATTCGTCTCCCACCACGGTATCGTAGAGTATCTCACTACCAGCTTCAGCATCACAGCCGCCACCCGGCGCCATGAGTTTTTGAGCCCGTATGGTAAGCTCAATGGCCTCCTCGAGTTCCTGGCGGCCCTGGTCAGTATCATCCACATGAAGGACTCGCAGGGTTTCGTACTTGTCAGCGTCTCCGTGCATGAAGTCCATGACGAGATAGAATCCCGGTTCTATGGTTTCAGCGGGAACAGGATTACCAATCATGAATAGCATTAGATCTCAACCTTTACCGAGAATTCAACGCCCGCCGTGTCATAGTAGCGAACCCAATGTTCCTCGTAGCTCGCCCGAGTGCCATCGCCATTGCCGGCGCATGTACTGTCGTAGGGCCACTCTTGATCCAACTTCGTGTGACTATCCATGATGCCAGGAATGGCCTCCTGATCATCCGCTTCAGCAACTTCGTCAATAAGCCGCAAAGCCTCATATAGGTCCTCGAGGTTGGCTTCGTCATTGGGTACGCGCATGATCTCCTCGGTCGAGTAGCCATCGGCGTCACCGTGCATGACCTTGAGATAGAGTACGAATGCGTCCCGTGGATTACGATCCACGATGGCTTCACCGATTGTTAGCTTCATCGTCTTCTCCTGGAATGGGGTCACGGCCAATGGTAAGATCCACGGGAGCAAACTCCTCGCGTTTGGGAAAGGGATCACCCTCATCTACCATTACAGCGGTCTTGAGATATTCACCCAGGTAGTCGAAGAACCAGTAGGTGAACGATCCATGCTTCTCTCTATCAAAACCCACAGTCTTGGCGGCTTCAATGAGACGATGTCCCTGCTCCGGTGTGCCGTAAAATGATTCAGAGAATGCTGCCTGGTTGAGACCAAGGGCGCGATCACGCCGCGGGTCATCTTTAGTTAAACCATTGATGAAGATCTCTTCTTCATCATCCGTCATCCCCCACACGGGGCTAGGGGTGGGTGTCTTTTTCCAGATATAAGTGGGATCGTTACATTCAACGAGACCCCATTCACCCTTCATCCAGTCGTTACCATCACGGCGCGCTCGCATGAGCACATAGCCGGGAAGTGGGTCACCGAAGCTAACTGGCCAGGTAAGACATTGTTCACACATGCCTAGATACTAGACATATTGGCACCAAAGTCAAAAGAAAACCACCGCGTGGGCAAGCCGAGCGCGGTGGTCATGTCTTAGGCGAAAAGGTCGTTGAGGTTCTCTGCTCGTCTAGCTGCTATAAGGGGTAGAAGAAGATCTACCTTGGCTACAAGACTAGCCGCTAGATTGAGCCTACCCGCTTCAAAAGCTGACTTGGCACCAGCCTCCCATGCCCGTTGCAGTTGCAAGAGACGAACTAAGGTGAGGTTTTCGAGCGAGGGTTCCTTCATAAACCCTATTTATGCAGCGATCTTGTGATCCCATGCTGCAATGACTTCATCCCATTTCGTCACATCCGTGACACCCTCGGGATGGTTCTCCATGAGATTGCCATTGAGAGAGATGCCCCTGACCTTCTCAAGGTTGAAACGCTTCATCCCCGGACCACTGCCACCAGAGACAGCATAACCATAGAGGCATTCCTTGCCGTTTCGAGTGCCGTAGATCCAAGGCTCTACCACACGTTCGGTGGATTCAGTCTCTTCGTTGCTTCGGTACCGGAAGGTCACCTGCAAGCGATTGTTGATTGCATCAACAATAACGGCGGCGTGGTTACTCATCGGTGGTCTTCCCTATCATGGTTGAGAGTTGATTCACTGCCTTCGTGGTGAACGCAGATTCGATCCAAGCATTTTCAAGATTGCGGGTCAAACTCGTATTGAGGATAAGATCCATATCCTCTTTGATCTTTTCCATAAGCTTTCGTGTACGATCATGATACTCATCTACCCATTGATCTTTAGTCTTGATGGGGTGGACGAGTTTGATCAGTGTGAGCTCAGACTTGTTGACGTACCAAAGCATGAAACGACCGTCACCGAAGAAGTGATCCACTCTCGTTTCGATGATGCGTAGACGTTCAGGGATTGTGTCGGCCATCCAGGAAGTGAATTGATGTGCGGCTACGTTGGGCTTGCCCACATAGATATCTGCACGGATCATCACCGCAAAGAGGTTCTTACCTACCTGCTCGTAGAACAAGTCTTGCTTGGAGGAGTACATAGCATTCCAGATCGGTTCGATCTCTTGCTGGAATGTTTGGCGGAAGATGAGGGAATCGAACCCTCTGAACCCTTGCGGGTTCTACAGATTAGCAATCTGCTGCATTACCGGCCTGCCCACCTTCCGTAAATTCAACCTAGAGTAGGCTAACCATTACGTCAACTATTTACCTAGGACCATGATGAGAATCATTGAGCCAAAGCCCACCGTCAGCAAACCCACGGTCATCGTGAAATCAAACCAACCATTCTGTTTATCACGATAGGCTAGGTATTCACGTTCGGATTGAAAATCTTCTAGACGCTTCTTCATAGGACCATCGCGCTGGGATTGAGATCGCTGAACAGGCTACAATCCATCCGCTCGGATTTGCCCAACTGTTCGAGATTGGCATTGAAGGCCAAGCAGTTCTCCATGAGCAGGAGTTGAGTCACCACGGCTACCTGTTCACTAGCCTTAGAATAGCCATCTCGGTGGCCTATATGGTAGGCCACCCAAGTAGCAAGGAGGACCACTACAAACAAAGGTCCATGTTTACGCACAAATACTGGTAGGGACTTCACATTCTCAACTTTGCCAGCACGAGCTGATCCATAAGATCCTTTGTCATGATCGTAATCTGACTTGGGTCTTTGATTTGTTTGTCTTCCGATCGATCCTTGGATCCTAGCTTGATGTTCTTGGCAAACACCTTACCCGAATCAGTAATCTTAGTGATGGCCCCAAAATAGGAACCAGCGCCTGTAACCGTATAATGATACAGGATATAGTTCGCAAAGTCACCTACATTTATCTCACGGCCCAATCGATCGTAAACCTTTTTGGGTGGCTGCTTTTTCTTGAGTGGCGTGGCGTTCTTCCAAATGGTAGGACCCTTGTAGTCCTTGAGCCAGAGTAGGTGCGTCCAGTTGGGCTTCAGCGCATTTCGACGGTCATCAAACTTGACCACGAAATTGGGCGGACCCCACGAACCATGGGCTCGGTGCTTGATGAGATCCGCCAGGGTGTATTTGCCCAGGTGGAAGTCCTCTACAAACTGATCTACCTGATCTTCCCACGTCGACGTGATGCTGTAGTTGTAGGAGATGAATGCACTCGCATTCTCCTTGGGATCAAAAGTGACCTTGCCGATAGTACCATTCCGCATGGCGTCGGGCCATCCCGCGGGGCAGTCGTACTCTAGATAGACAGGGTCGCCCCGTAACAGGATTTCCCACATCTCTTTGAAGACTGCATCCGAGGCAAGGACCCCGGCGGTTGTCCTGCTGGGTTTGTAGAGCTTGATGGGAGTCACGGGTTGCCTATGCTGATGCCAGTTTGAGCAGCATTAAACGATCCAGGAGGTCCTTTGTCAATACCACAATGTTTTCATTGTTCTTAATGCGCTTTTCCGCAACAGTCTCCTTGTCATCCACTTTCACGTTCTTGGCCCATACCGTACCATCCCTGTCCACTTTAGAAACGGTACCGAAATGGATCGTGGTCCCGTAGGAGACATGGTGGTGCAAGACGTAATTGATGAAGTCACCCTTCTTAATCTCACGTCCTGTACGGTCCTTGGCCTCTACGAGCGGCCCCTGTGGCTTCTCCCACTTCCAAACACTGCCACCCGTGTAGCCATCTAGAATCTCAATGTCATAGTCCCATACTCGGATGACGTTCTTACGTCCTTCCCACATGACTTCCATATGGACTACTTGGGGACGGATACTATCCGGTGGGGCGGTCCTTCCCGAAAAGAAACTACGAGAATAGCCCGAATAGACGGCACGTTCTTTGATATCAAAATTGGACAGGTATCCAATGCTACCGGTGCGTCGTTCGTCGTGTGATTTCGTGAACTTCACATAGACCTTCTCGTCAGCCATTACCCGACGATGCATATCACGGATTTTCTCATCGTGAGCGGCGATCACGGTTGGTACGGTGCTGTTGTTTCGTAGACTCCAGCTTTTCATCGCACTGCCAACCTTGCCATCATGAGGCGATCAATGAGGTCCTTGCCAATCTTCACGATTGTGTCGGGATCATGGACCTTTACTTCCTGGGGAGAATCATCGTCACGGAGTTTCAATGTGTTGACCCAAACCGTACCGTTATGGTTGATGCGGGCCACGTTTCCGAAGTGGAGTTTGACTGTGCCATACCGGCGACTCACGAAGCTCACGAAATCATCAATGACGATCTCTTCACCCAAGTGACCTGTGATTGTGGGAATGGGAGGCTTGGGTTGAGCAGGGGCGGTATTCCAAGCCCACACGGAACCCTCTTCCCAGTCTTCTAGGAACTCCAATTCATGTGCCATAGGCTTCACAACATTGCGGCGACCCGTCCAGGTCACTTCGCAATCATTGATCTGAAAATACAGACCCTTGGTCGAGGTAGTGGGACCCCACCTCGGTGAGTACCAGTGGGAGATATCCTCCACTTCAAACTTGCTCAGGAGACCCACGCTTCCTTCGCGGCGATCATCGGAACGCCAACGAACGTAGATGGGCTGGCCTGCGCCTAGCCTATCGCTTAGAACCTTGAAGACGCGCTGATGTTCAGTGTCACCACTGCGGTTGTAATAGCCCAGATAATGGACTCGTCCAGTATAGCTCATGAGATCTCACCATTGGTGTTCGATCTCAAGTATCTCGTGAGCTCAGATTAATTCATAAGCTCAGTGGCGCTCTGGTGTAAATTTATTTCTCGGCTGGCCAGGTGGCCTGGATCATCGCGAGTTGTGTCTCAAGAACGAACTTGATATTCTCGTAGGCGTTGACCTGGTGGGGAAAGAGGCGGCGGGCTGTCTTGAGCATGGGTAGGAAGAACACCCGTACCTCTTCGACGTATTCCTTCTGCTTCTTCACCGTGAACACACCCAGCATGGAGTTGAGGTTGTGAACCCGGTCTGCGCCCTTGGCAATGCTCGCGATGGCATCTGCAGCAATGGCAGCAAAGACCTCTTCCTCGTTGCGCTTGACCCCTCGAAACTCCTTGGTCATTGCATCCACGGCAGTTGCCACCCTGGATGCAAACTCGTCGTTGTCGAAGATCGCACGGACCTCTCCGTCGGAGACCCCGTAGTCTTCCCTGACATCGTGGAGGAAGATTGTTGCGATCGCTTCTTCGCGATATTGCAGATCAGGAAGGGTAAGGGTATAGAGTGCGATCTCTACCTGGTGTTGAAATTCAGGAGTGAGACCATCTTTGCGCGTTCCCACGTGGTAGCGCAGGGCAAACTCTAGAGCCGCTAGTGCGTTGAAGTACCGAGCCCCTGTGAGGTGACTCCGGAGGGTGAGTAGCTTCTTGGCGTAGCGTTCTTTATGGGTCATAGTAGGAGTATGACCACAAACTGGCTATACGTCAACCAGTCATTTCCAATTCTTTATGGAGCGCCTTAGTGTTATGGCTGGTCAGTACGACCGTCATAGGTGTGGTGCCACGATATGCGGTGAAAGTTTCATACCCTACCTTCTCGAGGCGTTCAACCAGTTGTGACTTTGAAAGGGTACGGCCGGTTTGGGCACGAATACCCAGACCAAGAGAGGCCACCGTCACAACTCTTTGTTTTCTTCGGCCCATTGGGGTCTCGACGTCCAATGTCGTCACGAACCCTTGACGAGTCAACAAGCCTTCAACCAGCTCTTTGATCTTGGAATCTGTCAGACTCGTTTCTGCGTAACCAGCGATAGCCATGCGCCCACCCAATAATTTTGAACTATCTTCTATCTACAAACTTGTGGAGAGTAGGTCAACGCCTAGACGTAATGGAGGATGAAGATATAGCCCTCCATTTCACCCATTTTGTCTACCCTTTGGGCTCCACCAGTAACGCTACGCACACCGGGTATGTTCGCTCTAAGGTGTTGTGCAAACTCAAGCTTGGTATAGCCATGATACGGCGGTGGCACCACTATGGTGACGGTGCCCATGCGTGAAAATTCAATTGATGATGGACTGGGTAGAGTATCACACAGACTCTGATATATGTCGTAGATCGTCACACCGGCAATGAATTGTTTGTCCAACATTTCCTCATCAACATTCACTGGAATATTGATTCGGTTAACTACCGGGAGATTGATTTCCTCTTCATCCACAATCTGACTGGAGAGAAGATCGTATTTCCGCTGGGCGACTTCACGGATGGTAGCTTCAGTGGCAGGATGATCGATTACATCTCTGAGCTTTTCCAGCGTGGTGCGCACGTCAGAAGCTTCAAAGAGGTATTCGTGTGCCCGCATAGCTGCCTCCGGTTAAGTGCAGCTATATTTAGCGTCAACCCTCGGCGACTTCCTTGAGGGTCTCGAGATCCAAAACGTGCATCTTCAGGTTGCCACCGTAGGTCAGTTTGGCAATCATCGCCGCACCCTTGTCCTTAAAGGACATCGAGAAACTGCGGAAGTCCTGTGCCTTACGGAAGCTACCACGCTTGAGGTTCAGTGCGCTCACAAGGTCATCAACGCTCTTCTGTTGTTCGGGGGTGAACACACTCTTGTCATTAACCGTGCGCCAGTCTTGGTCTTGTTCATCAGGAGCCTTGAACACCAAGAGTCCCTTCTGTTCGTCCAGCTCGCCTCGCTTATCCAGATCATTGTAAACAGTGCGGACACTGGAGCCGAACGCCACGGTGAGCTTCCTGAGCTCCCAGGCGCGCTGGAACCAAGACCAGAGGTCGATAGTCTCGACTTCCTTGCGGCCTAACTTGTCAAACTTCACGAACTCGTAGTCGTCAGTGAACGTGACTACCTTGCCATGACCCATCCATTCCGGCAGGTTCTCACTGCCGGGCAAACCAGCGTAGTAACCCGAGAGTTCCAACACGCTAGATTTGGCCCGACTCACACCGTCGTATTGCTTGGCTTTCATGAAGGAGTCAGCGTACTCCACCTTGTGGTCACCGTTGTCGTGATAGGCACCCCAGTCATAAGCCTTGTAGAACAGCCCGGTGCTCTTTTGGCGGATAACGAACACGTCCACGGTGGGAATGCTCTCAACTTCGATCACGGGTTCCACCGATTTGTAGGGAATCGCCAGCGTCTTAGTGGCACCGTCGAACTGAACATCCACCCAGCTCTCACCACGCACTGAGTAGTTGTAGGGACAATAGGTGGACCATTTACCCATTACCTCAAATACCTCCCCGGCTTTGAGTGAGCGAATTGGGCGGGAAGAAAATTCACCTAGCGTGGCGTTGAGACGATCACGCTCAGCATCACGAGCCTTGAAGTGAGCATCGTAGGCGGCTTTGCCGCCTGGGGTGTAGGTGTTGGGCCATGTAGACTTGTGGGCACGATCCCATGCGGCCATTGCTGATTCGACGGCGGTGTTGGGTATATCAATCGCAAGGTCCAAATCTTTGGTGACCTTCCACTTAGATTTGGGAACCATCTGCTGCTTCTTGTTGATCTTGGGTTCTGACTTTTTCTTTGGCGGCGGGGCGGGCACCACTTCCAAGAATTCCACAAATGTAGTCTTGTCAGACCAGCTAAAGCTTTCCAGAGACTTCACGCCCATCTTGGCTGCGATTTTATCCATGAAGGGCTTGGCATCGGTATTCCGAGCACCATAGGCCGCGCGTTGGGCGGCCCAATAATCCGGTTCTGCGTAGCCCATCATAGTGAGCCATCGTCCGTTGTCAGCCCAATTCACCCAGTTGGTGTCCTTGACCTCCACGACAACATCACGAGAGGTCTCACCCTCGTATTCGCCGCTATGGTTGAGCAGTTTGGTACCCTTGGGAACCTTGACCCAAGTGCCTTTTTGAAGTCTGTTCATTTGAGAGCCTTCCTGATCGCGGACACGGCCGCGGCTGACAATGCGGGGGAAGCAGAATTGCCTTCCCCCCATTCCCTGGTGATGTCTTGAATGCGAAGCATGATGTCGGTGTTGATCTCACCATGTTCCGAGGAGACCTCATGAGCTGGGCGGCAATCCAAAGTACCCACAGGCCAACGGAAGGCCACGTAGTCTCTGAAGCATGTCACCACGGTCACGCGCTCACGGCTTCCCCTGCAGGTGATGTAGACTTTCTCACCCATAGCGAAGTTATTGGTCCAATCCTCGGGAGCCGCCATCTCCATGTCAACGGGCCACGTGGTGGACTCGTAGAGGTCCATGGGATCGCGTTTACCCTGTATTGCACGGATGAGCTTGTCACCCACAGTGAGCGTCTTTGGCTTAATACCACGGGAGCCACGGATCTCAAAAGCTGACATCTTGTAGCTACAGATTGGGTGATCACTCAACCCATCCACGCAGAACAGAAATCCTTGGAAGTGATCATCCAAGCCAAGGAAATATCCATATCGAAATGCGCGGGCATCACTTGGAAACCGTACGTCAACCATGGCGCCAATGGGTATTTGAGTCATACCCAATCCTAGCAGGAATAGCACCAATGTCAAACGAAAAGGACCTCCGGATAGCAAGGAGGAAGCTATCCGGAGGCCAGTGAGGGGGAGGTTTCGCTCGACCCCTATGAGTCCCGTGACGCTTCATCAGCGCCTTAGACAAGAGCAGTGCCTCGTCCGCTGGCCACGGGAATGGCCGGAAAGTGAGGGACTAGCCGCCGCCAGCGGGTCCACTCCGTTTCTTTAGGGAATCAGGACTTGAACCCTTTAGCCGGCCATCCCGGTCCCTAAACTCTTTGTCCCTAAGGACGAATCGGTGGGAGAGAGGCGATTGCAGTTACCCGGTGGGTTTCTACTGAGCCTCTCCCCAAGACTATTGCCGGGTCCCTATCGTCGGCTTGCCGCCTATTGCCGGGTCCCTATCGTCGTCTCATTCACAACATAGAGTGGAAGCTGGATAGCGTCAACCACTCTTTTAGAATAAAGTGAACCGTTGTAGCCAACTTAAGGGCACGGTTCCACGTCCCTGAGGGTTTTTACAGATCCGAGTATCTCTTGGTCCAGGCAATCTGCTTCATTCCTGAACTCCTGTATCCTCTTTACTTCACCCACAAACCGGAGACCCCAGGGGATCTCACTTGAGAGTTTTTAACAGTACAGATCCGTTTAACCTAGGCCTCGACCAGCTAGTCTAGCCTCTGATGCGTTATCCTACTACACTCACAAACTGGTGGTCTGCCTACACGCCCACATTCGCCACGCCAATACGTTGCGCTCACGCTTAGTGATATAGCTCACTTTGCCAAGCTGCGGTCACCATGCCATCGTCCCGCGTCAATCCGTGATATCTGGCCATCACTTAGCCTTTCCCTGGCTGGGGAAGCCCGCGCCAACCGTATAAGGGTAGGGTTGGGTTTTGAATTTGTCTGACCGTGCGCGATCTACAACGTGCTGGCTGCTTCATCGTCGAGCAAGTATAGATGCTTCCCAACGATCCACCTCCCATACCTTGCCACCTGTTGGGCTCCAGTATTGGCCTGCTCTCCGTGTCCTAAAGGTACCTGGACGGTGGAGGGCTTCGGGGACAGACAAAACTTTAGTACCGATGGGGAGGAATCAACCTCCCCACCAGCATCACTCAACATACCATAGCGTGGTGCTTGGTGTCAAGTCTTAAGGAACCAGGCAACCCGCCATCAGGATGCCGACCGCGAGACCCAGGCCACCCGTGAAGGCCGCCGTGGACAGACAGTTATCGGCAATCTTAACAGCCGTGCGGCCCAGGATTGCATTGGCAACGAAGAACACAGCGATCTGCACCGCGAGCACAAGGGCACCCCAGAGCGTAACATCGAGGATGTTTTCACTGTGGGTGACCACAGCACTCAGAGGAATCACAAAGCCCAGCAGGGCTCCGATCAGCGAGACCGCCGGCGCGAGTTTGCCTTCCTGGATGAGCTTGAACTCATTCAGAGGAGTGACCAGCGTGTAGGCGGCGAGGAAACCCAGGACCAGAGTCAGGGTGACGGCGAGATAGAGCAGGGTGTGCGGCGCGGCCGCGATGAAGTAGTCAAACATTTATGCGATCTCCTGGGAGTTGATTAATGGGGGCCAGCCACTCCCTTGAGCTGGCCCCCAATCTGTTATGCCTCGGGGGTAAAGAAGTGGGGAAGGAACCGAGACGTGTTGCCGGTGACCTCGTTGACATCCTCACGGATACCCATGCCACAGGATTTGCCACCAACGATCCAGCTGCCCAGGATGGGCGTCATACCATCAAACTTTTGCAGGGGAAGGTAGGCTTGGTAGATGTGTCCCTCGCGACCATAGCCGCGATTCAGCACCGTGTTCTGCACCACACCGTTCTTCACGATGACCACGTCGGCACCTTCGCGGGAGAACATGGGCTTCTCCACATAGTCACCGCCCAGCTTGGACGAGTCCCAATAGGTGGGAAGCAGGTTGGGGTGATTGGGGAAGAGCTCCCACAGGATAGGGAGGATGCCCTTGTTGCTCAGGATGAGCTTCCAGGCCGGCTCCACGACGTCCCAGGGCGCCTTGATCATGTTCGCACCGAACTCGTCGGCGATCATCCATTCCCAGGGATAGAGCTTGAAGATGGTTGTGATGGGCTGTTCGTCAAGGTCGGTGAAGACCTCGCCGTTCCAACCGATGTCTTCCATATCGATATGGGCAGTGTTAATGCCCACCTGCTGAGCGATGTCCTGCAGATAGTCGGCAGTCACGCGGTCCTCGGTGTTGTTGGCCACGCAGGCGAAGTACATTTTCTGGCTTGCACCACCCATATACTTGGAGCCGATATCCTTCAGAACACATTCCAGCTTTTCCTGGATGGAGTTGAACTGATCCAGCGAGATGTTGTTGGCCCGCATGTGGTCTTCGAGCCAGAACCACTGAACGGCACCGGCCTCATAGAGGGAGGTGGGCGTGTCGGCGTTGAATTCCAGCATCTTCGGAACGCCCTGGGCGTCGAAGGCGAGGTCGAACCGACCGTACATATCGAGGTCCTGATTCTCCCAGCTACGCTTCACGACGTCGTGAAACTGTGGTGGGATACCGAGTTTGCCCTGCAGGTTGTTGTCGATGACGTGCTGGACGGCCGCGAGACAGAGACGGTACAGCGTTTGGCTGGCTTCCTCGATGGTGTCGATCTCCAGGGAGGTGAACTTGTAGGCGTGGTCTTCATCCCAATAGGGAAGCGGCACCAGTTCAGTGCCACCGGCCTCGCCCTTGGAGGCATCAACGGGAACCTCGGTGTCGATGGTGTGGAAAGTGAAGCCGATTTCCTCGCACTTCTTTTTCCAGTCCGGACGTCGCGTTACGCTGATGCGTTCCATTTAGTTTCCTCCTGCAGGTGCCGACGTATCGGCTTCGTAAAACGGGCTGATCCCAACCGGGCTCATTCCTAATCTTACGCTATATTCCTGAATTGTCAATGTTTCTCCCCAAAGAAAACATTGCCCCGTACCATCCCAATAGGTAAGCGTGATGCTGCCGTATTGGTTCTCGGTCCAGGCGTTGCGGAACACCTTGATGCCCTGAGCCTGCGCTGCCGGAGTGAGCAGTTTTTCTCTGTAGGGAGACAGTAGCTCGCCGTAGGAAGAGATACCCACTTCTCCACCGTTCACACAAGCCACGGTGGAGCCGGCGGCGTTCTGCGTTGTGGTAGCCGGAGGAATCGTAACCGACGCGGGTGCGGGTTCAGAGGGTCCGCAGGCAGCGAGGGCCAGAGCCCCCGCCAGAACGTATAACCTGCGAATCATCAGCCGCCACCGCCGAAGCCGCGCGAGCTGCCACCGAAACCACCACGCGAGCTGTTGCCGCGCGAAGCAGTGGAACGAGGAGCCGACTGACCAGCGTTGATCGCCCGGGGCGACGTGGTGCGGTTCAGGACCGCTTTGTCAGAGGTGCTGTTGAAGCCGCCACGTACCGAAGCCGGCGGAGTGACAGGAACGCTGCGGGGTGCCGAGGGTGCCGGGTTGGCCTGCGAATAGCGGCCACTGTTGGGAACGGCGCGAGCACCACCGCCGCCGGCGTAATAACCCGAACGGGTGCGCTCACGGTCCCGGTTGTAGTAGGACGAGTTGCGGTAGCGATTATAGTCACGATCGTAGTCGTAACCACCGCCGTTGCCGATGCTTCCCAGCATGTAGCCCATCATCATCGGGCCAAAGAAGCTGTTGCCCGAACTGTCAGTGCGGGGCGTACATGCCGCCGGACCGAACTGCGCTTCACAGGATTGCTGCGAAGTGAATTGCGGGGCCGTGCTGACCAGGTTCACCAGCGCGTTACAGGCCTCGTCAGTGTTGCCGTCGGCCTTGCATTCAGTGAGATTGCTGTACACCGCACTGGTGACCGCCACATCCTGAGCCGCCGGTGCCTTGGTCTGTGGTTGATCATCACATGCTGCGACCATACTGACCATACTCACCGTGGCCAGCATCGTCAGCGTGATCCGTTGACTCCGCTTCATTTCACATTTCTCCGTAGGGTTAAGTCCTAGGAGTCGTTAGTGTAACGGATTGGCACTCATGTCAATCTAAATTCTCACCAAAGTCTACCCTGATAAGATTACCCTGAGTTTCCAGGATCTTTTCATGTTGCTTTTCAACGACTTTGTCTTCATGGGCATCGAGATAGTCATCAAACAACATCAATAGTGATTCCAGCTTTGTATATTGGTCAGGAGTCAAGTCACCAATGTTGCTGATATAGAAATCAACCGCGAGCGCTACTAAGTTGGAATCACTGGGATTTAGAGAAAACGGAGGTGGTATCATGGCACAGACTGGGAAGTTTTTACTCCTCCCAGTCTGCACTCATGATGTCCAGTTTGTCAATTCAGAGTTTAGCCAGTCCAGCCCGGCGGGGGCTTGCAACCCAACCCCACAAAGGCTTGTGGCAGCTCTTCAGGTAAGGCTCGTTGTGGACGGATGACGATCCCACGTTTCTCTAGATTACGACGCGTGTCGTAATAGATCAACATCTGAGCAACTAAGTCACCACGGTTGAATGTGACGTGGTTGATCTTGAAATCCACTTTTTCACCCCAACCGGTGCCGAGACCAAAGGCTTCATCAGAGCCTTCGAATTCCTCTTTACTCAGTGGCTCTCCCTTTGCTCCATAACGAGCAAGCGTGTCGCTAACCTGACTACTAAAGATAGCATCCTGAGATACCACATTGCTGGTAGGTATGGCTGTGCCACTCATGTGTGAGGTGGTTGCAGAATCTCGCATGGATCGGATAGAACTAGCTGTGAGACTTCCAGCTTGTCCGGCCGCACAGGTTCCTACTGGTTGACTCCCATACCAGACTGGTGAGCCATTGTAGGGATAATGCGGCCAGATCGGTGAGGGATAGACTGGTAGAATCCTAGCCGGCGGCTGAACGATGGTAGTGTGATGATGGTGGATTTCTTTGGGCTTCTCTTCTTGCTTTTCAGCATAGACCAGAACGCCAACAACTCCGCTGTTCGCAGTACCACCCTCGGTATGACTACCGTAGCTTTTATCCTTGTTCTCGAACATGAACCTGGCCACTTGTTCATCATTGAAGGTCCAGCCCGGAATGATTAGAGTTGCGCCGGCGGCCACCACATAGCCTCGGCTCTCTGGACCAGCCGCAAGGCCATCCAAAGGACTCAATCCATCCACACTCGGTACGACAAGAACCCTGCCCTTGCTGGCGTTCTTGAACGAGAGCTCAAAGTCACTACCCTTGCGACCCTCCACAAAGGTAGAACCCTCGTGGTTGTATTCGTCGATGTGGTGATCCTTGACGATGACGCTTAGGACGTAATCCTTAGATCGCATCCGTGTCGCCCTTGAAGAAGTCCTTCTCCACCGTGCCATTGGCGGAGCCAAAGGCACCACGAGTGCTGCGGTATGCCATGGTGGAGCCAGATACGGCAGCCATGGTGGCTGCCATGTTGGCGGTGTCGTAGGATTTGGTCTGGCCCTTGGCAAGTCCGAAGGCCTGGCCAACCTTCCATGCATCTTGGTTTGCACCCAGGTACACGAACGTCCAACCATCAGCTTCTTTGGCTTTCACCAGGTCCTTGATGCCCTTGACCGTAAACTCAGTTGAGCAGTTCTCTTCACCATCGGTGATGATAACCATGAGCACGTTGGGGACGGTGTCCTGACCAGCAAGCTGCGTCTCTGTGTTGCGGATGGCTGTGCCAATCGCATCATAGAGATTGGTACCACCGTTGGGACGGTAGTTGGTGCGGCTCAGCGGTGTCACATCAGCCACTGGTGTGTTGGAGTAGATGGTACGGATGTTGGCACCAGCGCCACGGGTGCCATAGCCACCCGCATTACTGAACATCGTCATCGTCACCTTGCAGACACCATCAAGAGACTTCTGGCTTCCCAGATAGTCATTGAAGGCACTGATCGTCGGGTCCCAACACGAATTCATCGAGCCGGTTTCGTCTAGTACGATGTTGATGAGGGTTTCGCCATTGTTCTTTTTAGTCGAGGCGGCAACCTCGACGGCATTCACTATAGTCATTTTATTCCTTCTGCTCGCTAACGCGCGAGACTTAAGACGTGCTGGAACAGGGTCATCCCAACATCGTTATTTATACGGTAGAAATACCCGCCAGGGCAATATGTTTATCTGGCGACGTTCACGAGCACGTCTGCGTTCCGCTCAGGAGCAGGCAGGAAGCTGACTTTGCTGATGATCTTACCCTGTGTGGTTTTGTGGCTCGCGAATGCGATTGCTCCTCCCACAACTATCACGGGTAGGAAAAAGGGCGAGATCAAAAGGCCGGCGACAAGGCCGCCAACGGAAATCAAACCCGCGCTACTCAGACCCACAACCTTCACGGCCTTAGCTGCGACTGGTAGGGCGTATTGTCGCATATGGGCATCAAAGAGTTCAGCCTGTCCGTGAACCCAAGACACATCCGTGTTGTTATCGCCATAGACCATGGTGCGAACCTGGTTCTCTCTGATGTCGACTTCCATGTTTCGATAGCCGCGATCCCTGTAGGAATCTTCGTCAGCATCGGTGCATTTGGCTTCAAGCTTGATATTGACGATCTTGTCCGCGAAACTCTGTCCACTATGACTGTAGTTGGAGTCATAATGGGCGATGAATTTCTTGGCCTTCTCTATAGAGTCAAACTCTGTGGAATTCAGCGTGATACCAATCTTGGCTTTCTTTTTGGACTTGTGGAGGGTAACCGCACCCGCCATGTAATTCAAGGTCTCCTCAATCTCCTGCAGGCTCATACGAACCATTGGTAGATCGTGGTTACTCCTGATGGTCATTAGTCTTTCTCGACCTGCGCGACCAAGGGATAGCCATAGGATTTCGCGGCCATCATTGTTTCATAGACCTTGGTCTCGGCGACTTCTTTGCTGAACACACCACAGACGCCACGACCCTTGTTGTGAATCTGCATCGTAACCTCGTGGGCTGTAGGCTCATCCATGGCAAAGATCTGCATCAGCACCTGGATGACGAACTCCATGGGAGTGAAGTTATCATTCTGAAGAACCACCTTATAGAGGCTTGGCTCTTTGATCTTGACTCGAGTTTCGGTGGCGATGTCGGTGCTGGACAAGTGGTACTCCTATTTGTCGCGCTTTTTAACGCCAGAGCCTACCAGTGTCAACTTCTTAGGCCGCCTTGCGGCGGTTATCTCGGTCACGCTTCAGCCGCTTGGCTTTCTGCAGCTCTGGCAGTTTGTTGATCAATCGAGCGCGGCGTGTCATGTGCTTCTTTGCGGCCTTCTTAATCAATCCTTCGCTCCACCTGTCCATACCCACGCTGGGAATGAGACCGTGAAACACCGAACCTTGTTCTAGGAACTGATTGAATGTGATCTTGGGCTTAAACGCGGTCTTGGTCTTACGCCCCTGACAACGAACCTTCAGGAGTTCATGAACCTTATCACCACTTAGCTCAACCACCTCGATAACCGCATCATTGTCGTCATCACGAATGCAAAGAAAGGTGCGTCGGTTCTTGCTAGCCAGATTGCCATCTTCAGAGATCTCAAAACTAGCACAGATGCTGCTCTTGAGGCTCTTCTTACTCGTAAACTTATTCTCTCCAACGTAGACGGTATATTCCAGGTTGGTGTAACTAAGGACCTTTTTGTCAGTGAGAATCTCACTACTCACCCAACACTCACCCAGACTTCGGTAGCACAACTTTAGCTCAACGAGCTCCAAGAGGGTATCACTAATGGGTAGGGCAGCGTCAGCGCCTGTCTTGCCTTGGATAACCAGAGCACCCACTACCGAGGCTGCATAGATGTCATCTGTCTTTCGACCGGTACTGCGCTTGTGGCATTTCTTCACGGTCTTGGTCTGCGTATCGTACATCCAAAACAGATTGGTAGAGTGAATACCCTTCCGAGTTTGCCTCACATCCTCTCGCGCGTTAGCCTTAATAGCTTTGCGGATTTCTACCATCTGTTCAGGAGTCACCTGAACTAAATTCTTATCTAGTATCATAACAACCTCGTGGGGCGCCAGTTAACCTGGTCTATCCGCTGTTTATGCACCCTGGAGGCTTCCTGAGTCATTATTCAGGAGACAAATTAGTCATGGAAAAGGCGGGAACTTGTCCCGCCTTCCCTTAGCCGATTTGAATGGTTACACCATCTTCGTCTTCAACCTTTTTACGCCGTAGCACTACGACCAAGAGTCCATTCTCTAGGCGAGAACTCTCGACCTCTACGTCTCGGTCTAGCTTGAACGTACGAGTGAAGTCTCGAAGTCCGATACCACGATGGATGAATTGTTCAGGATCTGCATCGTCTTCAGTGCGACTTCCCTGAATGATCAGGTTGTTATCCTTTACCATGATAGTCAGATCATCGCGGGCAAAACCTGCCACGGCGAAGCTCAAGCGATAGCTATCATCGAGGAAGCGTTCTAGGTTGTAGGGTGGATAGTTGTCGATAGCAAAATCGTTCGATGCAAACCAGGCATCGCTTCCGATAGTTGAGCGAGTAAGGCGCTTCATAAGATCGGGTAGGCTGGCGCTCGTATAGGTACCAGCGGTGAGTAGTGAGTTAGTCATATAGACCTCCATAGAGCAAGGTTGATGTATGGACCCCGAAGGCATCCAGAACCTATTTAGCTCTAGGAAGTCACGAAAAAGGCACTGTCGTTTTCAACAGTGCCCTGGGCGTCGAGGAGGGGACTTGAACCACCTGTCCCTGCGTCTTCCGACACAGTGCATAACCACTCTGCCACCTCGACAGTAGAATGAGACCATAGCTCAACCGCGACTAGTTGTCAAGCCACTTAGAGGGGAAGATACCACGACCCTTGGTCCTGGCTAAACCCATGATGGTACGCTGAACCACATAACCCGTTGAGCTCAATGGATAGTGGATGGTATCTGAGGGACGAAACACCTGGAATGTGATCTCGTGATCAGCATCTAAAGGTTCCTTGTCCATGAAGGCAATAGGAGCATAATGACGTTCTTTCACAGTGTCGAAAGTCATTGATGCTGACATAGCAGCACCCGTTTCATGTGGTGCTCTAAACTCAAGAAGTCTCCAGGACCATAATGAATCCGAGTTCTTGGAAGCGCGTCCGGCCATGGTGATGTAGCGACGGTCTCCCACATGGAAGATGGTCATACCCTCCACTTCATCCTGAATGGATCGAATGCCATCTTCATAAAGAAGCTCTCCCAGAAGCTCTGGTGAGGGAACGTGTAGGTGTTCAATAAGCCGGCGCCGACCATCATAGACGGCGTAATCCACTAATTCTTTAGACATTCGATCTCCTCGAACGCCTGTTTTAGCAAATCTCACCTATATGTCAAGCCCTGGAAGAGTTTTCCAATACCGCAACACGCTTACGAAGTTCCTTCACTTCTGCAAGAAGAGCGTAGGTGAACCCTGCGAAGTCTACGGTTAGAATAGCGTCACCGTCTTCTTCATGCACCGTACCGCCCTCATGGACGAGAAGTGCTGCCGGCGTCTCTAGGACTTCTTGGGCAATCACACCCCATTGGCGGATACCATCCTTGATGAAGCTGTAAACATTGGTGGAATCAATGACTTCGTTGAATCCCGTGAGTGGTTCAATTTCAGTCTTGAGTCTACGGTCAGATGTTGCTGTGACGGTGGCGCCTTGAATAGCGCCACCGGTAATAATACCCTTGTTGGCGATAGAACGAATCCATGTACCATCGGTCATATTCCAACCACCATCGTAGGTCTGGCAGTAGAACCCACCGGTACCACCAGCACGGAAATAGTTGCCTGATCCGGAATAAAATTCCGTACCGGTGATCGTACTGGTTGCAACGATCGTACCAGCAGCGGTAAAATTACCGCTGGGGTTAAAGGTTGCAATAATTGAACCACCAGCATTCATGAAGTAAATGTTGGAGTTGCTTCTCAGATAGGTGTGGGACGACGCTTCAAAGTAGAGTCGAGCTACGCCATCAGTAGATGTTTGCCACGAATCGAGCGGTAGGTTGCCCTTATACCAAAGATTTTGTTCACTCGTACCATCATACCATGTTGCGTTGGCAGCGTTGATTCGCATACTCGCATTGGTTGATCCACCACCATAAAGACGCGTCACGCCGCTACTTGCGTTTCCATATCCAACGTACATGCCGTCAGTAGTACCGCCAACGGCGTTTCGAATAACACGTTGGTTCAGATAACCACTACCATCACGCACCGCAACAGCATTGGCGGTGTCAGAATTTTGGCTAGAATCATATCCATCGAGAAGATCTGCGTTTAGCCCAGAACCAGCACCATCGTTGGTAGCGTTCCAATGATATGCGGCGGCGCGAGTGATCTGAACGGTATCAAACGAAGCCACGAATGAAATATCCCAACCAGACGAGTAATCAAGAGTGTAGCCAGAATAGCCATAATTGAATTCTGTGATGAACACCTGTGGATGCGACCACGTCTGTGTTAGTTCACCAATCCAGACACAGTTATAGGTACCATCGTTACCAAACCTGACACTCTTCTTAGTCGCGTTCGAATCAGTGTATTGTTCGGCGGAACAGTTGGCCCATGTAGCACTGTATGGGTATCCAGAAATTACGAACGTTTCTGATTGCCCTGCACTATAGTTGTAGATTTCGACTCGCATCCTGAACATGGCGTTCGAATGTAGGTTTGGAAGTCTGATCTTAATTGCGCCTGTTTCCGTGGCCGTAGCGGTAGTCCGACTACCACCGCCTGGGTTGACGTGACGGGTAGCATGGGTCGATCCTGAAGTGGAGCCAATACTTACCAGTCCATTTACGGACCGCAATGCCGCCGCACTTCTGATGTTACCAGCACCGTCGATACCAGCAACCGAGGTCGCTCCGTTCTCAAACACGAAGCCGCGGTTGGTACCAGAAGTCATCTTGAAATACATGTTGTAGTCGGACGTGGTTTCTGAGATGACGCGGCCACCCCACGTTCCGTTTCCTGAATCAGACATATAGATGGAGTAATCCGACGACTCCCAGAAACGGATGCCTAGCCCTGCCGCGGCGGCCACGTGGAAACTGTGGGCTGTAAGTTGGGCCGACGCATCACGGGCCGCAATTGTGCTAGCCACCGATGTCGCGGATGAGTTCAGTCCATCCAGGAGGTCGGCGTCAAGCCCCGAGCCCGAACCGTCGTTACCAGCGTGCCAGACAGTATCGCTGTCCCAAAGAAGTATTCCGCTGGCGTTCATTTGGAGGCGTCTAGCGAATCTCCCCGCCCAATGGAACGTCAGGGCAGGGTTGTAGCTTCCCGATGATTGGGCTGCGCCGACCAACCCAACTTCACGAATTTGCAAGCCGTAATTGGTCCAGTCGTTGGCGACAGTTTGGCCGCTAATGATCTGTTGTGTAGTGAATGTCGAAGTCGTTCCTAGACGGGCAAATTGAGTTGCCTCTAATCCATCCAGAAGGTCCGCGTCAAGGCCGGAACTGGCACCATCGTTGCCAGAACTCCAAATTGTGTTCCAGCTAGTCCATGACCCATCATATCGACCACGGTATCGCAATCCTGTTGGGATTGCACTAGCATCACTATATGGAATAGCGAATTGCGTAACATTGCCTGAAGTCGAATATTCAATAGTCCAAGGATGGTAGTACACACCACCACCGGGACCATTGGTCGCTGTTCCCAGCAAGAGACCTGAGAATCCATTCAGTACGCTTGATGCATCGTTCCAGTTTGTTCCACCAGTGCTTCCTGATCTGACCAGCTGAGACGGCACATAACTTAACCCAAGCGTACCCGCGTTAATATTAGATGCTGATTGATAGAACGATCCATGCTGGCCATCTAGGAGGTCAGCATCGAGGCCCGAACTGGCTCCATCATTACCAGCATGCCATGCCGCATTACCATTAATGACAATGCCGGTTGGAGTTATATTAACGATTGAGCCAGCAGAGGTGGCAGTTCCAAAGTGGAAACCAATACTATCACTGCCGCCAGTACCAGCACTCCCTTGGAAATAACTTAGTCCATATCCAGTAGCATCACCAAATCTCCATATTGGGTTGCGAGCTCCTGCCTGGTAAGTGGCACTAATAAACCCGCCAGCACCCGATGCAGTGATGCTTCCACTGGATGTGATTGCACCAACACCAAGGGATCCACCAACATTTAACGCGGCATTCGGCATGTTGTATGCCGTCCCGTCATAATACAGGTATCGAGTTCCTGCAGCGTTGAGATAGATTACACCGGTCCCGTCTCCGCGAGATGCTGTAAAGTCTCGAGCAAAAAGGTTGCCGCTACTATCTCGTAGAGCAATCGTATTACCCGTTGCTGCCGACGACGACTGATAACCGTCTAGAAGATCAGCATCGAGGCCCGAACTGGCTCCATCATTACTGTCGGTCCAAATTTTCTGCCATGCATAGAAGGTGCCACTGCTATGCCAACCACGGAAATACAGAGCATTGTTATAGCCACCTGCAATTTGCAAACCGGTATCAATGCCCTTGGCAACAATTAACTGACCGTAGGCATGTGCAGAAGGCCCATTGGTTGGCGACGCGTCTGTGTTGTAGAAACCGCTGGTTAGTTGGGCGTTAAAGTCAAGGTTTGTACGGGAGCCATCTTGCTGCGAAACAGCGTTTGTAATGCCAAAGCCCGAAAGTGTCGTCGGCTTGGATGTGACCGATGACCAAGCCGGGGTGATCGTGACGGTACCAGCCGCCGTGATCAATCCTTTGCCATTGACGGTGAATGTAGGAGCGGCAGTTGCTGAACCAAATGAGCCCACATTGGAGTTCACGGTAGCTAACGTGCCTGCGGCAGTGACGTTTCCAGACCCGTTAAATGACGGAGATGTCCAGGTCAGGTCACCTGTAATGGTCAGAGTACGGCCAGTGGTCAGCGTCGCCACTGATCCAGTAATAACAGAATCAGTATAAGCTACAGTCTTGGTAGTCCAAGACGTACCACCAGCCGCGGCATACTTGTGAAGAATGACTTGGGAGTTTTTCCCAAAGTATAGTGAGTTGAAGCCGCCACCGCTAGAGTCGGTATATGTGGATAGGTCGATGACGTCGGCATACGGAGTTGTTGAATCATCATTCAGAGATGAGAAGCGGAAGCGGCCGCCGGCGACATACGCGATGCCCGTTGTGGGGTTTGTGATATTTCGAATATCAACCGCCGCCACTGAACTGTTAGGCGAGACTGCAAAAGAAGCTCTCGCCACAGCATCAGTGATACCATAACCACTGATTGTTGTGGGCTTGCCGCTTGCGATCGCCGACCACGGAATGGCGATAGTGGTATTACTGGCTGCCGTGATCAAACCCTTGGCATTTACCGTAAAGGTAGCTACTTGGGTAGCTGATCCAAAAGATCCCACGTTACTGTTCACTGTCGCCAAGGTGGTGGCAACGGCACCAGCCGACGTCGTGATGTCACCTGCGAGGGCTGGCATACGAGCAGCCAGCAGAGTACCAGCATTCAAATTACCTGCGTTTTGATAGAAGGAACCTTGCTGACCATCCAAGAGATCTGCATCTAGGCCAGATGAGGCGCCATCGTTACCTGCAGTCCAAACGGCATCACCCCGGAGAAGCATGTTTCCAGAAAGTGGTACTTGAAGGAGAGTAGTCCACGTAACAGTTCGACCAGCCAGGCCAGCCGCGTTACCCCAAAGGGTCATACCACCGGAGGTGAAATCCAAGCGCGAGGCGGTGTCGGTGGATGGCGCAATGTGAGTATCACTTGTTCCCGTATAAGTGATGTTGTAACCGATGCCGCCATAGTTGCCACCCGAGTAACCCATAGAGAGGCCACGGCCTCCGTTAAGGTATAGGGATGCGACTCCAATATTCTGAGCATCTACGTTAGTTCTGACCAAAACCGCTGCTTGAATGCCGTCGACGGTGTCAGCGTCAAGACCTGTTCCAGCACCATCATTACCAGCGTGCCAGACAGTGTTCCCGCCAGCCGTTAGTGTCGAGGATGTGAACGCAGTTGCACCCGCGCCGTCAATCGAGAGGTAGTCAGTCGTTCCCAATGCAGAACTTGCAGAGATTTTGAACTTATCAGAATCACTGTTATCGAGACCCATGCTCCATTGGATTGCACCTGTTAGGAGGAAGGACAGCGAGGCATCACCAGTTCCAGCTTCTTCAATAGTGAGAGATGCGGTAGCGGCTGAACCATTTCTGTAGGTATGAAGCCTCGATAGTGGAACGGCAATGCCAATTCCAAAATTACCCGATGGATCAATAGTGACGCGCTTTTGAGACACGTTGCTGGTATCCATCGTATGGAAGTTCAACCAGCCGCCGAGAACGTTTCCTTCTCGATCTTCTGCGGTGATCGCGGCTTTGACCTTATCGAGATAGCCAAGGAAGTTGATAGTTGGAATTAGAGGACTAACATTTAGTCCTGCCTGTCCGGTAGTAGAAACAGCAAGAGTTCCACCAGTAGTCTTTCCAACTTCAAACTGGTATGCAGGATCAGTCATGCCTATTCCGACGTTACCCCCATTGGGTTGGAGTAGTAAATCGTAATTCGTGGCGAGACCATCCCAACGAGTCGCTTGAAGGTAAACATTGCCACTAGTCAATACGCCTATTGCCGCACCATATCCAGAGGTGCCTGCTGCGATAGCATGACCTGCGATACCCGCCGCTGGTACACCAACCGGGTTGGTATAAGAAACTTGGAGTTTTCCGGCGGCCGGATTCGTATTACCAATACCCACGTTACCCGTGGTGGCTTGAATGGTTACTTGATCAGTATTCCCTTCACGGAAATATATGTTACCACCCGTCGCTCTATTGATCCAAAGATGGTTCTGGCCCGGCGACCCCAAGAGATTGTAATTCGTGGATGAGAGCACACCGTTCATGCTCAATCCGGTGTAGCCATCACCAAAACCAACATCACCCACCAGCATTCGACCAGTTCCTTGGCCAGCGACGACTAATCTTTCAGATGGCGAGCTTTCTCCTATACCCACGTTACCAGATTCATTTATCGTGACGGTGGGGCCGAATGTTTGAGTGCCTAGCTGGAGGAGATCACTTGCCCTGTCCCAAGTAAGGTAACCGTAGTTGCCACCCGTAAACGCTTCACCAATGTAGATTGCCGGGTTTGATATTGAGTCAATAACTGCAATAGAACCCACAACGTGGAGTTTGGCATCCGGTGAAGACGTCCCAATACCCACGTTGCCGTTTGCAAGGATGCGTAAAGTCTCAGTATTGTTCGTCCCGAAGATTAGATCAGCATTAGCCCTCTGAAAGATGTATCCCAGAGAAGATCCAGTGCCGGCGAGTAGACCAATGTTGAGGTTACCACCAGCGGCGTTTGTAAAGCCGAGGCCGGTACCTGGATCTCGGACAGCAAGAATGGTGCCGGGAGAAGTCGTCCCAATACCCACATTTCCACCATCAGGAACGATGTGGGTGTCGCCAGAGTAAAGAGTTCCCGTGCCCACAGCCATGGTACCGGTGAAATGCACCTGAGATTCGTCAGTGATGCTGGTTACGACATTGGTACTGAACTTAACTTCAATCGCCACATCGTAGTAGTTCGGTATATCGACGAACACTGGGCGATACGCCACGTTGGCGTTGACGGTAACCTCCGCACCCAAATATACCCTGAATTTCTGTGCGCCACGAGCATCAATACACGAGAGGGTTCCATTAGATTCGTAACCATACGAAAGAAGCCATTTAGTCATACCACCAGACTGGTAATACTTGCTGTAGACAGTGATCTCATACGGCATATTGTTCGACCAGTTTAGTGGGTCTCTACTGATCCGCATAATTTCATAGGTGGAGTTGACGTTGCCTTGGTTGGCTGGCGCAACGCTGTAAGTCTTTATCCCAGCGGCGTTTGTGATCACACCAGTGTGTCGGAAAGTTCCAGCGACGTCGAGCTTATGCGCCGGGGTCGTCGTTCCGACACCGACGTCACCACCGCTTGTAAGAGCTATCGAGGTTACCGCATAACCAAGTCCAGCACCAGCATAATCGTTCGTGATATACAGATTGGTGTCATTGGCTTTGTGTCCAAACTGACTAGAGGCGACACCATTTTGCCATATAGTCAGCGAAGCAACACTACCGGATGAACTGTGGATGTTTACCGCTGAGCTACCAATGAGTGAGCCTTGGTTTCCGGCTCCAAATGTTGCCGTTCCTGCGGCGTGGAATAGGGTGAGGGGTGAAGTTGTCCCAACACCCACCCTACCCGCGGAGCCTCCGATACTCATACGAGTCGTCCACGCCGACGAATTGGAGCGGGTCTGGAAACGCACATCGTATGACGCGCTGCCGTCGAATACGTTCAGGATTCTACTTCCGTACCCACTACTTGAATTGTCGACCTTGAATTCGAGACCACCGTGACCAGCTTCGATGTTATTGCCCTGATAGATGATCAGATTGCCACGGTAAGTGGGTTCACCACCTGTCAGAGAACCATGTGCGTCAACATGAAGTTTGGCAAGTGGTGATGTTGTTCCGATACCGACATTACCGGAAGAATCAATAGTCAGCCTGTCTGTAGTACCAAGTGAACCGGACCCTGCAATTTTGAATTTATCGCCGTCAGAATTATCAAGTCCGACAGACCATGCTGCACCACCATTAATTGAGTATCTTGAGAGAGCATCACCAACACCAAGCACGAGCGACTCAAACACCGCATTACCTGCACCGCCCTGCTGAACCGTTGCCAACGCGTCTGAAGTACAGGACATACCGGCTTTGAAGCCATAGACCGAGCCCGTAACAGTGGTCCCACCTTGATTGACTGCGAGTATCGTGTCGCCGTTGGCTGCACCATTAGACTGGAAGGCGGCAACGGTGCCGCTCGACGCATTGTAGACTCCAAGTACACCACCCACATCGACGTTGCCGATCAACGCTCTACCGACCACACCTAAAGTGGCATTAGGAGCATTAGTACCAATACCAAGTCTAGCAGTATCCGTAAATCTAGCGACTTCGACGTTGTCCTTAACAGAAATGATCACATCAGCGGTGCGTGCCACGTTGCCATCGCCGCCCCGGAGATTGAGATCCGAGTTACCGATTGAGCCCAAGTAGATCGAATATCCCGAACTAGATGAGTCTCCGATCTGGAGTGCTGCATATCCAAGACTGACAGTTGATGCCGGGCTGGACGGCAAGGTAAAGAGCGTGGTGGTATTGCTCATGAAGCGCAAGCCACGGCCAGATGCAGCTTTCAAGACTGAATAGCCAGAGGCGTCTGCGTGAGGCATTGTCACATAACCGAGTGTGTCAACACCGAAGACTTGTTCGCGACCAACATCAACCGCAAATTTCTGGGAGGGCGCAGATGCACCGATACCCACATCTCCGGCCGATGAAATTCGCATCCGTACGGCCCCGGTTCCAGAAGAGGACGTCCGGAAAGCAATTCCGGTGCTGCCTCCATTGGATCGGGATGAAATGGTGAAGTCTCCACCCACCGTGTCCATCGACAGCACACCGGCAATCGTAGCCGGTTCGGCATAGGTGCCGCCGCCAGTCAGCAGGAGGTTACCTGTCATAGTATCGCCGGTCTTGAGAACCGCGTCGGTGATACCGAATCCAGAAATCGTAGTTGGCTTGGAAGTGATCGAGCTCCAAGCAGGCGTAATAGCTACCGATCCAGCGGCTGTTAGTAGACCCTTGGCGTTTACCGTGAAGGTTGGAGCAGCCGTAGCTGAACCAAATGAGCCTACATTGCTATTGACCGTAGCCAGAGTGAGAGCAACAGAACCCGCCGAACTTGTAACGTCTCCCGTGTGTGCGGGCATACGGGCAGCGAGAATCGTTCCTGCGTTGAGGTTGGCGGCGTCCTGGTAGAAAGAGCCCTGCTGGCCATCGAGGAGGTCGGAATCGAGACCGGAACTCGCGCCGTCGTTACCACCGTGCCATATCTGATTACCAGCCGCCGTCAGAACACTGGATGTGAATATGATCGCTCCAGTGGTTCCATTGATCACAAGTACCGAGGCTTCTGATGAAAAATCACGAGTGGTAGAAAGGTTGCGGGTATAATAGAGGTTACCAGCCGCTGAATAGAGACGGAACAGACCAACGGGTGATGGTGCGATTTGAGCAGTATCATCAAATACCCAAGTGGGAGAGGCCTTCGCCATGGTGACGTTACCGGTAAAGGTAGTTGTGGCACCCGAGAAAGTATTGCTGGTATTGAGGAGTGGTACGGTGGCGCCGGATGTTCCAATATTGGCGACAGCCGCAGTACCCAACGCGGCGGTCGACACCGCAGTGATGAGGCCTTTGGCATTGACTGTTATGATCGGAACAGCAGAAGTAGAACCAAATGAGCCCACATTACTGTTAACTGTGGCTAGCGTTCCAGCAGCCGTGACGTTGCCAGACCCGTTAAATGACGGAGATGTCCAGGTCAGGTCACCTGTAATGGCCAGCGTGCGGCCAGTAGTCAGTGTCGCGGCTGAACCCGTGGTATTTTGACTACCCGTGGTGTTCACACCAGGTAGGTTGATATTGGCCGATCCATCAAAACTCACGCCACCAATTGTTCTAGGCGTGGTTAGCGTTGCTGCTGATCCTGAGACCGAGATCGCATAGGTACCAGTTAGCCTTGCAGACAGAATCGTACCGGCATTCAAATTACCCGCATCCTGATAATACGATCCGTTTTGTCCATCCAGGAGGTCTGCATCTAGAAGCGAACCAGTACCATCCACGGTAAGAAGCTTGGACAATACATCAGCAGCCGTGTAGGTCGCGGCATTCAAAGGAGTGAACGTCAGTGCGGTCGTCACGTCACCACTCGTCAGAGTCACAATACCCGTTCTAGTGTTGAAGCTTGTTACACCAGATGAGGCCGCAAGAGCATATCGAGAATCTGCCGAGGCACGATCCAAGATATCAGTGGATGAGGACACTCCAATGGCTCGCATTGCGAAGACGTTGGTTGCTGTTGCGGTGACCACACCAGCGCCGGTTAATCCAGACAAAGAATCCAGGCCCGAATCATAGCCCTGAACCGTGACGCCGATGTCACTCAGTTGTAGACCGCCAGCCGCTTGTGGAGGCAAAGCAGCCAGCGCAGCCGCAAAATCACTCACAAACGCTGCCAGAGTTGGTTGGTCAGCGAAGTTGTAGGTAATCTCAACCTGATTTGTCAGACTGATGATCAGTGAATTGTTTTTGATCTGATAGCGAGCGACAGTGTAGAGATTCAGAACATCGACCGGCTGAGTGCTGACCAGTTTCATGTCATACCAACCCGCCGCATCAATACTACTGGCCAGTTCAACTAGAATGGCATTCAGAGTAGCGTAGGCTAGGCCCACATTGGCATGATTGAGAAGAGTATCCTTGCCATCCTGTAGACTGATGATCAGAGTCGTGTCTTGGATCCGCAACCGCATAGCGTTGTCGAGATCAACGTAGTCGGTTGGATTTAGGGAGACATCAAATCTGATGGGGTAGAGGAGCATCGATTACACCTACAAGAGCTTGTAGGGTATTTATCGAAGGGCTGATATGGCTGATCCCGGCACAAGGCCGGGATCATTTGGAGCGGGAGAAGGGGGTCGAACCCTCGACATCTTGCTTGGCAAGCAAGTGCTCTACCACTGAGCTACTCCCGCATTGGCCAGTTATTTATACGGGGACTGGCCGCACCCGTTAACTGATCCTAGGATCAGTTAACCGAAGGCGGAATGCTGTTATCATTCATGCCAAGCTTGGCCTTGACGTCATGGACCATCTTCGCGGCCCAGATGGGCTGTTGAAGGAAGTTCCAGCCAACGATGAGGCCGATAGCAATACCGAGTAGAAGTGTGAACATGAGGTGTCTCCTTTAGAACCTATCTAGTTACTTTTGAAGTGCAAGTCTACGCGCTTTATTCTCGCGTGAACGAGCTTCAGCGAGAGCTTTGCGCTTCTTGATACCCTTGCTCTCGAAATACTCTCGAGCACGGAGTTCCTTAAGGACGCCTTCTTGCATCATACGACGCTTCAGGGTCTTGATCGCATTCTCCATATTACGAGCCTGCTGATCGGGGGTATGACCCGGTTTCACATCCACGGACATACCGCGCTTGTGAACTTCCTTGCCATTGTTCTTTACGTGAGCCATTGGTGGCTTTCTCCTTGTGTTGAACACTCTGAATATACAAAAACTCTCATCCAGATTCAATAAAAAGGTTGTAGCCTAGGAAGGAAAGTTGTATGCGGCGGGCATGAAGAAGATGTCCTGGCTCAATCTAGTGCGATACATCACAGGCAATCTAATCGTGATCTTCGTGACAACAAACATTGCCCAACATGCTGGTATGGATCTCTTGGGAGCGATCAGTATGGGTCTGCTCATGACTGTGGGTCTGAACAATATGGATGCGCTCGTGGAAATGAAGATGGATAAGGGATGATTATTCGTAAGTTCTTCGGTGACTTCACGCGCTATGATCTCCTACAAGGCTTGGGATTGGCTGTGATCCAGTTCATCGTTAGTCTGATTATTGTGATCTCCACCAACGTACCCGCTTGGGTGGCCATCATCATTGGTATTTTCTTCAACTGGAGTCTGACTCTAGTGATCTGGTGCATTGTGAAGAAAGCCTTATCTGAAGCCAGAGTTCGCGTACCATAGTCTTCGATCTGGTTCTCGAATTATGGCCGGTACGGCGAAGCGACGAGAGCGAAGCGAAGTATAGGTTGCAGTAGGCAGGAGCCATACCTTTATCCCCGATACGATAAGAGTCACTCAGAAGAGTATTGCTCGATTATCGTATCGGAGAATTCGGTTGGGCGGTGCAGTTGGAGGCTGTCGCTGATATACCTTGAAACTAACACTAGAGGCTGTCTAGCACCGGGGTTACCCTGTCGGTTTTGCAGTTAGGAATCCATTTGTAGCGGTGTCCTGACTCGTACCTTTCAAGTAGCACGAATCAAGCAGTGAGTTCGTGGTCGCACGAGAGCTCACATCCATTGGCGCGTTTGTTTATACTGGCGCATCCCAAGGCATCGACACCCGTGAGCTCTACAACCCACTTAAGAAAATCCAGTTCGCCCCTGCGGCTCAACCATCCCGTCCTGTATTCGAGAGTGGGTTTTTGTGTGGCAGGTATGTCAATGCCTATTTATGGCACGAGAACTGGAGATTAACACTCTGGATATCTGGAGTCAATCTACCTATGGTAGAATCACACCATTGGGATATTGGCGTGGCTTGGTATCTAGGTGCTGGAAGGCCAAGATATCGAAGTCGAAATCACTTAAGCGTCTACGGGCCGTACAACGCATATAGTGAGCAACATGCGCCTGAGCCCACACTACGTGGAACCTACCCTGGTTGAGCTCCATAAGGCCCTGTATGGCATGAAAGATACCCTCGAGTGCCTTACGAGCGTGGCCACGTTCCCTGTGATCGGGATCACTCCACATTCCTAGGTTTCCCAAACAGACATCTGTCTTCACCATAGGTAGCGCCGTACCATAGTAGCCATCCTGACTCAGCATGGCATAGCTGACGATCCTTCCCTCGTGTCGTACGGCAGCCACGACCTTACTGGTCTCGTTGTCAGAGAACAGGAAGCGGAAGCCGCCCGAGGGTTCATAGAGTCTGCGCTGCCGCAGTTCATCGGCCATGGTGATGATTCGGCCCCGCCAGATCTCAACACCATTCAGAGTCGTGGCGTGTTCCCAATCACGGGGCACGACTTGCCTGAGCAAGCTAGGCTCTGGGAGGCGGACGCTCATTATTCGCCGATGAGTTCAGCGATGGGAGTTTTGCGCTCTTGTGGGGTGGAAGCATCGACAATGAATTTCTTGTACTTCACCGCGATAGCCTCGAACTCATCCCAGCCTGATTTGATCGGCATCCGGTACACAGACAGCATGGCTTTGGTACTCAAGATAGCCAATTCAGGCTGTTGATCTATCACCCACACGAGAAAGCGTTTGACCCGAAGTTCTCCCATCGGAGTGAACGCGCGAGGATCTGGAGTGATATGCGTGAGAAGATCTTCCATGCACTCGCGCGCGAACACACAGAACTCTTCAAAGGCGAGGTTACGAGGAATGTCGATGCCACTGAGTAGTTGATCGGCGGTACAGACTCCATCCATATCAGGTTCGAGTTCACGAGCCAACTCAGCGAGACGTTCCATGAACGTCAGTGTCGGCCGTGCCGCAGCTTCAGCTTCAGCACGTTCTCGGGCTTCGACCTTCTCGGCCTCCCATTCCTCGTCGGTGTATTCATCCATTGGCTTAGCCATTGGTGGTGAATTCCAGACCAACGTGGTTGCCGATGTAGGGCGTCCGGGCATCAACCCGTGAGAGGTTGAGCGTGATATTCGTCCCATCGAGTACCACCCGCATGGAGCGATCACTGCGCTTGAGAACATCGGCGCCAATCGTCACGCCGGTCTGGGTGCAAGTAATGTTAACCTTTTCCACTGGCTTCTACCTCCAACATATCTTGGATGTTGAGGCGGATTGCACCCAACATGAGGACGTTGTCGGTCTCCAATGCAATAGAACGCTCAAGTGCGCCTTGCATCAAATACGCCAACGTCTCCATATCCTGAATAAAGCCTTCCTTGGATGTGTCAATTCCTTTCTCCTGACATTCCTGCTTACAAGCTTGAATGGCGGAGAGACTGACATTCAAAAGGTCGATACGAGACAGACGCTGAAAACTTTGTTGGATCTGTACGCGCTGACGGGTGCGGCCGAGTCCTTTTCGATATTCGGTGAGGTCGATGACCTCACCAGTGACAGACTCTACCAATGTATTCTCTCGCACCCAAGAGGGTTTTGGCCCTCGATTGTAATCTATCGCCCACCCTAAAGGGTCGAGAAGATATCTAGGGCTTGGGTGCCGGAGACAATATCTCGATATCATGAGACTATGCAGAACACGACATCACGTCAACGGTTGTTTTTTGGCCACACAATAAAAAGTTGCACGATTCCTGTGTTTTATTTACAGATGACTAGGCCGAGGAGTGAAAAATACTCCTCGGCCTAGCTTTCACGCAATAATGTTAGTCCGTCTTTACCCCGATGGGCGCGGCCAGTGCAAACATCTGCCGTTCGTTAAAGGTAATGGGGCGCTCCAGTTTATGGTCACCCAGAAGAGCCAAGAAGTCATTCATCACCTTGCGGCCCAATTCACTATGAGAGATCTCACGGCCGCGGAATTTGAGGACAACCTTGACTTTGTCTCCTGCGGCCAAGAACGCCACCGCCTTGCGAGCTTTGGTCTCTAGATCGTGCTGATCGATGACTGGTCGGAGTTGAACTTCCTTGACGTCGATGCGAGATTCACGCGCGGCCCTAGCAAGCTCTTTGTCTTTCTTGCTTTGTTCGAACTTGAATTTACCATAGTCAAGGATCTTACAAACCGGCGGAGTGCTCTTGGGATTGATGGCCACAAGATCCAGTCCAGCCTGACGGGCACGGTTCAGTGCGTCATTGAGACTCACTACTCCAATTTGGTTTCCACCGGCGTCAACCAGTCGGACGTCCTTACTACGGATGTCGTTATTCACGACATAATCAAAACTCACGTTCGTCAATCTCCTTGATTGTTGTATTCTGACACCCTGACATCAAGGTGTCACTATTCATTTAGCCTTTTTGGTATCATAGGTGAATCGAGGTTCACCTATTCCCAAAATGACTTCTTCTGTGATGATAACCTTTACAAGTCCATCTACCACAAGATCAGGTAGTTGGAATTGCAAGGGAATGAGTTTGCGTTCAATGACTGCTCGTAATCCACGAGCGCCAGTGCGGCGCTCAACGGCATTATGCGCAATCATGTGGAGCGCTTTTTCAGTGAATTCAAGTTCCACACCTTCAATCTTAAAGCGTTTGACGAATTGCTTCACGAGGGCATTCTTGGGTTCTGTAAGAACTTGAATGAGCTGTTGTTCATTCAATTCTTGCAAGGCCGTCACCACTGGTAGTCGACCTACCAGCTCTGGTATAAGGCCAAACTTCACAAGATCTTCCGTATCAACTTGACTCAACAGGTCGTTTACCGTCTCTCTAGACTTCTTAGTGTCTTTGAGTTTGCCACCGAAGCCGATGGAAACGTTCGCTGAGTCCAGACGCTTGGAAACGATATCATCTAGACCCACAAACGCACCGCCTACAATGAACAGAATATTTCTGGTGTTCACGGGCATGATTTCACTCTGTGGGTGTTTGCGACCACCTGAGGGGCTTACGCGGACATCAGAGCCTTCGATAATTTTCAACAACGCCTGTTGTACACCTTCACCCGAGACATCACGGGTGATGGACACGCCTTCGCCACGTTTGGCTTTCTTGTCTACCTCATCGAGGTAGATGATGCCACGTTCTGCTTTGCTGATATCACCATCAGCATTCTGTACCAGGCGGGTGATGATAGTCTCGACGTCATCACCCACATAACCAGCCTCAGTAAGCGAGGTGGCATCTGCGATCGCAAAGGGAACGTCTAGGAGTTTCGCAATGGTCTGGGCAATGAGAGTCTTACCAGAACCAGTTGGTCCAAGCAGGAGGATATTGGACTTCTCGAGTTCGACCTCATCCACCGTGGGATTGGCCAATCTTTGATAATGATTGTACACCGCGACTGCCATAACCCGCTTGGCATCTTCTTGTCCAATGATGTACTGATCCAGAAATTCTTTGATCTTACGAGGGCTGGGAATCGTGCCATCGAAAGATACCTTTGCTGGGTCTTCAGCGGCCACAATTTCAGTACAAAGCTTGATGCACTCATCGCAGATGAAGACATCTGGTCCGGCGATGAGTTTGATTACCTGATCTTGGGTTTTGCCACAGAAGGAACAATTGAGTTTTTTCTTGGATGTCATAAGCCGCCTCGGGGAAAGCTGGGGTACTGGTGGTATTTAGTTAGGCGTGTTTCTGAGGTGGCCCGCCGCGAACGCGACAGCGACATCCATTCTAGAAGTAGCCTGGAGGCCCAAGAAAGCCACTACGTTGTTGAGCTCGGCGGATGGTGAGACCACCACTCCCATTTCGGATTGAATTGTTGAAGTCAACAGAGATAGGTAGGCATTGGAAGGATCCAGCATCACAATCGCTTGGCCACAAATGTGGACTAGTGCCGCGGCGCGGCTCACATCGCTTGCCGTGATCACAGGTTGGACATACACCACCAAAGGATCCTCGACGTCCCAGACTCGATTGATCTCTTGCAGAATAGGAGCAGCATCTAGATCCACACCACCCAGTATCAGAAGTGTGGATCCACCTCTGGGCTCCGCAAAGTCAGGGGCGGTTACGACAGTGATATCATCCGTTGGTATTGGTAGGGTCATGACTTCCGCGTAGTTGAACAGTGTGATTAGTAGGAGTCCGGTAGGTATCCACTACCTCGATAATGTCTTGAAGAATCTCAGGATTCTTCTCCAGCATGATGAGGAGTTTTTCCTTCTCGGTCAGAGGAGGTGTGCCCTCTTCATTTTCTGACTCTACTGGAGCCTCGGTCTGTTCTGCAATTTCTAGTTTTACGGCTGCAGGATTTTCAGCAACTTCCTCGTGTACGGTTCCATGTTCTTCTAGCTCTTTCATGAACGGGAAAGCAGCTTCTGGCTCTTCAGCCTTATCCTCTGGTGGATAGCCGGCGGGAACGAAGAGAGGCTTCATCATACGGCTATGGAAGTGGGCTAGATCCTCTTTGGCTTGATCATCTAGAGCGGCCTCACCTGGCAGCTCAGTCACGAGAGTACCTCCCCCAACCACAGGACCGCTTGCGAAATCCTCTACCTTCAACGTGGCAATACCTAGATCTTCCGGCGTCAGGTAACGATC